ATATGGTGTTAGAGGTCAAGCGCAGGTCAAGAGCGTTGATTCTGAAGTCGTCCATATCCTCGGGCTTCTTCGCGTCCTCACGCATCGACCACTTGCCGTCCTTCTCCTGGATGGCGAAGGTCTTGATCCAGTTGGTCAGCGACTGACGGGCAATGATGTTGACGGCTGCCTTATATTGGGCGTCGATAATCCTCAGCTCCTCGAGGATCTCTTTCTTGCGGGCCTCGCTGGTGAACTTGCTGGTGAGCAGGAAGCTCAACGCGTTCACGCGGTCCTCATAGTATACGGTGATGTCGTTGGCCTCGTCAAGCTGCTTCTTGAAGCGCTTGGCCTGCTCCTTCTCGGCATCGATGCGTTTCTGCTTGCTGTCGGGATTCATGGTGCGGTCGAGTCGGTTCAACTCGTCGCGCCACTGCTTCAGCGTCCATGGATTCTTGCCGCCAGGCAGGTGCTCACCATACTCTTCCATGCCGGTGATGGCGGCACTTGCATACTTGCCGTTACGGATGTAGCGAGTGAACACATAGCACACTGGGCATGGCACCTGGTAGCCTTCTACATGGGTGTCGCGGTATATCTCCACAATCTCGCTCGGTGTCGCTCCACGGCCCTCACGCAGCTGCAGGGCGCTGATGCTCTTGATTACGGCCTCGTTCTTCTTGCAAACCTTGGTGATGTCCATGCTGTATGAGTACTGAGCATCGCCGTTGGCAGCCACTGCCCTGAACACTGTGTCGCCTAGCCACTCCCAATTCTCCATCACGGTGTCGGCACCACCATTCTCTGCGCTTCCGCACTTCAGGAACAGGTTTATCATGTCGGCATAGTTCTGGTAGATCTTGGCAGCCTGCTCGTCACTGATGTTCTTGGCGTCCCTGGCGTCGTTGATGAGCATCTGCAGCACGGTGGCCTCGTTGCCTTCCACGTCGCCTTCTCTCAGGTCGTCGGCAGTGATGGGGTTCTTGGCGCTGTACTCCTTGCCGTTGTACCTGGCAACGAGGTTGCCCTCGTCGTCCACCAGTGGTTCCTTGGTAACCTTGCCGTCCTTGTCTACGACTTCTCGGCTCACCTCAAGGCCGCCACCTTCCATGATGGATGTTGTCGACATCAGGGTGCTGCCGCCGTTTTCCTCTCCGGCAAGTGCCAGTCGGTCAAGTTCATCGGCTACATCTTGGTTGAGTACCTGACGGTCCATCTCGGTTAGGTTGCGACGGCTGGCGGCAAGAAGGTCAACGATGTCCATGTCATTGAATTTCTTGTCGATTAGCTTGATCTTGCGCAAAGCGTCACGCACTGCCTGGACAACCTTCTCGAGCAGGGTCTTGTCGGTACCCTCCTCGGCAAGATGGGCCATGTACTCGTCGGCTGCCTCACGCTTCAGCTCGTCGGTCATCAGGTCATCAAGGCTCTTGCCTTCTTTCCTGTACTGCTTCTTAATCTCCTCATATCTTTCAGCGCCATACTTGTTCTGCAACACATAGTCACGCTTGTCTCGCTTTTCTCCACTTGGCATCACCTCGTTCCACACCTTGTCGCACAGGTCGTTGAATGTTTGGATGCCGTCCTGAGCGTTCTCGAACAACGCACGCAGTCCACCATGGGCCACAGCCTCATGCAGGAAGGTGCGCTCCAGGCGCCACATGCCACCGTTGGCGGCAATGTCGGGAATATACAGCACTATCTCGTTGAGCTCGCCGTTGGCAGTCTTCTTGTTGTAGAAGAAGCCATTCACGAAACTTTTCTTCTTGCCTTCGCCCTTGGCTGTCTCGAAGGCTTTCTTGTAGCGTGCGGGGATCTCGTCCTCGCTCTTGCATATCCTCACTGGGATGCCGCATGTGGCAGCAAGCTGCTCGGCGCGCTGTATCAGTCGTGCAATCCTTGCGTTCTCTATGCGCTCATCGGCAGTAGTGGTGGGCTGCTCGGCTGCAGGAGCCTCTTCACTCTCACCTCTTTCTTCTTCACTTGAGGATGGAGTTGTCGAAGCCACTGGGCCATTCTCCTCATTGGGCTGTTCTGTCGACGATGGCTCTTGTGTGCTTTCTGTAGTCTGCTGCCCTTGAGCAGGAGTAGCTTGTGAGGGGGTAGGAGCATTGTTCTCGTTCTCACCTGAAGCAGGAGCAGGAGCACTAGGAGCAGCAGGGTTCTCTTCCCTATTAGCAGCTGCATTGGCAGCAGCTCTCGACATCATGTGTTGGGCCTGCACACCTTTCCACAGGTCAACATCACGCTGGGCAGCATCAACGGCAGCCTGCGCTTGTGCTATGGCCTCGTTGCGCTCTCTCTTCGCACGCTTGTAGCCAGCCGTGTCCTCGCCGTAGTCTTCCATGCTTGGGGCAGGGATCGCTTGCACTTTGTCAAGCACGGCCTGCGCCTGGTCAAGTCTATTCTGTGCGCCCTTGAGCTTGTTGGTCACTGCTTGGTTGGCCTCGTCCTCGTCGAGCTCAGGATCATTATATATGTAGTCATGGGCCTCTTGTACGCTAGCATTGCTGAAGTCGGCATTGCCGTCCTCGCCAATCGGCAACGATGGCTGTGCCGGTGCCTGCTGTGGAGCTTCGGCAACAGGAGCGTTAGGGGTTTGTGGTGTTTCTCCTGTCTGCACATCTAGTTCCCCATTAGCAGCAGGTTGCTGAAGGGGTTCTTCGCTCTCTCCACTAACTGGTGCCTGCTCTTGCACTGGAGCACCAGGAGTTTGCTGCTGTTGTGGTTGAGGTGTCTCTCCCACTTCTTCCTTCTTACTTCCTACTTCACTACTTCTATCAATCTTCACGCCATCCCTCGAGGTGTAGCTCACTGCAACCTGGTTCAACTGCTCGGGGGTCATCTGCCAGTTCTGCCTGCCGTTGATTGGCTCGTCGAAGTATATGGTAACATTACCATCGTTGTCAAGTCCGTTGGTTATAATACCAGTCACCTGCTGGCCGTCAACCTCAACGGTCACAAGGTCGTCCTGGTTGTACTCCTCCACAGCCAATGGTGCTTGGGCGGCATCGGTGCCGGTAGTGGTTGCTTCAGGAGTAGTCGACTCAACCTGGGCCTCATCTTCAAGACCAGTATCCTCAACACCCTCTGTACCCTGTTCTCCCGACTCTCCACTGTCAATAACCTCTCCACTCTCACCGCTTTCCTCTCCATTGATAACCTCTTGAGTTGCGCCGTCAATCTTCGCCACAGCATCAGCCTTGGCAGCCTCGGGATCGATAGTCTCGCCCACTTGGCCAATGTTCTTGGCGTTGGTCATAATGCGGTTGCCGTCGCTGTCCACGACCACGATGTCGTTGTCGCTGGCCTCCACGTCCACGTTGCCTTCATTGCCGGCTACCACATTGCCACTCACAACAAAGAAGTCACCCTTGCGCCCCTTCAGCGCTACAGGGTGTATCTGTCCGTCACCGCCGTTCTCCTCGGTGTGTATGGTGTCATCTACATGGGCCTCGGCAGCAGCCTTGGCGGCAGCGTCATCGTCGTTGAGTCGGTCCATGGCACCATCATATGCCATCTTAGCATTGAGGTAGTTGAGCACCTTCTGCGCGTCTTCCTCACTCACGGCACCGGCACGAACCCAACCATACACCAGACCAGGCTCCTTGTCCATGCGCTCCATCAATTCGGTGCCATACTCCTGCTCCATCTGCGCACGCAGTTGGTTGTACACACCACTGGTCTCGCTGATGTTCTCTAAGTTCGCCATGTTGTAACCACGGCCATAGGCATCACTCGCCTCCTGGTCCCCAGCGCTGCGCTTCTGCTTACTCTCGCCAAGGTCCATGCCCATCGACTTGTACACAGCACCGGCATACTGCAAGGCAATCTGCTTCTCACGCTTGCTATACTTGCCACTTTGCATCAGGTCGACAACGAGCTGCTTGCGGGCCTCCTCGCTGTTGTCTTGGATGAGGTTCGCTATAGTACTCCAATCATTGCCATGGCCGCCAAAGATGCGCTTTGCCATGTCACCATAGCGCTTCACATCCTGCTTAGCACGGTACTTAGGTGGGCGGTAGCTGACAGCAACAGGAATGCCAAACAAACCGCTCATGTACAGGCATGACAAATAGGTATCAATATTGTCTTCTTTATTGAACACACCGTTCTCGCCAGTGCCCCAATTCATGTCCCCAATGAATGCAGCATTATAGATATTGTTGGCAACTTCCTCAAGGTACTCGTTAAAGGTGCCGTCATAGTGGCCCATCTTCTTGAAGTCGTTTATAATCTTTATCATGTCACTCTCGTTGATGCCAGCGCCAATCTCTCGCATAAGATTCCCTATGCCCATCTTGTCGGCAGCCTTAATGCCCAACTCCTTGCCCCAGGCCTTTAATCCACCTGTCAATCCCTCAAGGTAAGGGCCATACATCTCCGAGCCATACTGCCCGGCCTGTTCTCCAAGAGATTTCAACCAAGCAGTTGCGCCATCCTCACCAGCCTTTTTAATGCCAGTAATCTCAAACCTTCCTGTCTCTTTGTTCTGCCCAACGTCAATCGTATCAGTAGAACGTTCTATGGCACCTTTGGTTGTCTTCAATGCGCCTGTAGTGACTGCATATCCAACGCCACCAACACCTGCCTTCACGGCTCCTTCTCCTAGTTTAACAGTACCTTTCACTAACCCTTTAGCCAATTGCCCAGGCTTAGTGGATGCAACCTTCTCGATAAGTTGTTTTGTGCCTTGACCTACCCTTGATGAGGTTAATTTCTCTAGAGTTCTGCCGCCACGTTTTGCAAGAGCCTTGAGTGCCTTATCCATAAGCCCCTTCATCCCGATACGTTCAAGGAACTTGAGCCCATATTTTTCTAGTTGACGAGCCGCCCATTTTGTTGCCGCCTTTGCAGCAATGTTTGCGCCCTCGCCAACACCAGTCATCATTTCCAAAATAAAAGGAATGGCTTCTGCTGTGGTCGCTCCTGCTTTATAACCAGTGGTCAAATACTTTTCAAAGAATGAAGAGAAGACTGCTTTCGCTGCCATTGAGTCAAGCAAAGCCTGCTCTCCTGAACTAATTTTTGGGTTTTTGGTGTGAAGGAATTTATCTAGAGTGATCTTGATAGCATCTGCATCTTGAAGATCTCCTAAACCGAAATCCCATGTACTTTTCTTGAAAATGTTATTGTATAGACCTCTAACTGAAGCAGTCAAAAAATCACCACCCTTCATGGCCTCTTGAACCAACTCGCGCGTCTGTGCGCTTAAATGCTTGGCGGTATCATAATATTTTAACTCAAAGTCTCCTGTCTGAGCACCATATAAGTCTCTTGGGTCTGCATTTCGAGGATCAATATAACCTTGTTTCGAGCGCCACTCTTGGTATCTCTTTTCGGCAGCGTCATAACCCTTGTCGTTTTCAACATCTATCCTGTCGAGCTCAACGTCTGCAAGTTCAGCCATCACGTCCTTTTCATCGGGCACATACTCCCATGGGTTCTCACCATTCGACAGTGCGTTCTTGAAGTCTTCAAGCGACTCGTCAATAATCTTTCTGAAGTCTTGCTTGCTTATCCTGGCTTTATTCAGGCAGTAGGCATAGAACCTGTCTTCAAGGTCCTTGTCCTTGAGCAACTCGCTGACGTATGCCTCGACCGATTTGGTGGCACCACTGCGCTCCTTGTCACTCTGGATCATCTCGTTCAGCCTCTCCCAACCAAATGTGTATAAAGGGTTGTTCCCCATGTTGGTAGCGCCAGAACCCTGGTCCTCATAGAACTTCAGGTATTCTTGGTTCATCTCGGGTGCAAGCAACTTATATTGAGCCTCACCACGGTTAGCACCCATTTCTTTGGCGTTTTTGTAGTGAAGATCCTTTGCCGTCAACTCATACTCGATGTCATTCAAGTCAATAGCGTCCTGCAGGCTCTCTGGAGTCTCTGTAACACCATTGCCATATGCCAATAGAATTCTTGCGCGCTCTGCCAACAGCTCGTCCTTAGACATGTTGCTATGGTCAGCGTGCTTCATTCCAAGGTCCTTGGCTTTTTGGATATGGCTGTCAAGGGGGGTGCGATATGCCACTCCTCCTGTTGTATATGATGGAGCCTTGTAAAGATAGAAACCACTGTCATACTTGGGCTTGTATCCATACACCTCACGCAGTTCTTCCTCACTCATCCCAGGATTGACAATATTGCCCTTCTCGTCCTGATAGAGATCTTGAGGCATGCCACTATCATAAACTCGGTAGTTGCTGCCGTCAACATCTGTCACCACCTTGTAACTAGCACTTGCCCCATTGCCGTCAGATTCTCCACCACCAAAAGTAGACGATGACCCAACACTCGTCGATGGTGCCGGCGCATCGGGCTGCTTCGGTGCCTGTGGGGTGTTCTGCGCCTGCAGCCCCTCATAGTATTTGTTCAGGCTTTCCACCATGTCGGGACGGCCGTTGCCTTGGGTGCCTTGGGCATATGCCTGGGCATAGCTGCCAGGAGTCAAACTTCCCGACACACCACCCACCACGCCACTCGCGGCAGCGCTGGCGTTGGTCGACGATGGCTGCTGAGCACCATCCACGGCATGTAGACCGATGCCCTTGGCGAAGTCCTCATATGTGGGCGACTCCAGATAACCCTGTTCATGCAGGTCATCATAGAGTGCCTTGCGGTTCTTGTAACCTTGCTCACCTGGAGCATAAAAGAATTTGTTGAATGTGTCCCTGTCTTTCTCGAGATAACCTTGCTCGAAGAGGTCATCATACATCAGGTCTACCTTGGTCTTATTCTTGTTGTCTTCCATTACAATCCCATGTTATTCTTACGGAGTTTCTTCTTTGGTTTCGCTTGTCCTTGCTTGCCTGTAGAGGTATTGCTCTTAACTGTTCTTGTGTGTTTTTGCCCTTGATCATCATACCACACCACCGACTCTGATGTGTTATAGTGAGGAGCGCCACCACCACTGCCGCCATATCTGCGTTTCTTGGCCGCATCATATTGATTGTGAGCATAAGCCGCGCCCTTCTGCTTATTCACTGCAGCATCACTGGAATACTTGCCTGCGGCAGCTCTGTCTTTCGCAATTGAGGCTTGGTCCTTGCCGATTCTAGAATTGACAAGCTTGTTATTGTTTTCTATTTTGTTTTGAGTTTCTTCTGCCTTGCGCTTACGCTCGGCCTCGGCTTTCTCGCGCTCAATTGCCGCCAACTCCGAATGATAACGACGGAGCTCGTCCACTCGCCTCAATGCAGCCAAGTTGCCCGCCTCAGCAGCCTTCTTCCTTAACTCAATCAGTTCTGCCTGGTTCTTTTTGTTCAGCCAAGCAGTATGTGCCAGGCGCTTCTGGTTCATGATGTTCAACATGGTAGTCAGGTTCGACTTCTCGTCATTCTCACGATCCTTATCATCTTTGTCATATCGGTCACGGAGCGCCTTGCTCATGCTCTTACTCTGGTCTGCACTGGGACTACCCTTGGTGGTAAAGTAAAGGTTGCTCAGCGCGCTTATGCCATCACCGATGGCGGCAAAGAGCTGGTTCCTGCGCTGCCTTTTCAGACGCTCACGCTTCTCCTCATCGGTCTCAGCAGGATGTCTGCGATTCAGCTCCTCAAACATCCTGTCATAACCCATAGCCTCGGGTGTGCCTTCCCACACTCCCATGTTCTTGGCAGTTTCATTTAGCTTCACCTCACCACTTCCAGGCACCTTGTTCGATTCGCTCAGGTGTCCTGGAACACTCTTTGCTTGGCGCACTTGGTCTTCGGTCAACGATGGTGTGTTGTCCTCTAGCGTCTGCTGAGTTGGTCCCAATTGGTTGCCGACCCATCCTGCTCCCACCTGGTTCGTTGGCGTTGCATAATCCTTATACGTCCCCTGATACGATGGCGCAGGGTTGGCAGCGTCGAGCGTTACAAGGGGTTTCTTTTTATTGTCGTTTGTTGCCATAATTAACCTTGATTTCTTTTCCAGAGTTGTATGTCATCGAGCCCACTGTTGGCAGCAATATCGCTGGCAGCACTGCTCACACCATTAACGGCACTGATGATGTTGTTCGCCTTCTGCGTCTGCATGTCATTGAGCTGCTTGTTGATGGTGTCCTTTCGGCTCATATACTGATTCTCAATCTGGTCCTTACGGTTAGCACCAGCCACAGCAATCTGCGCTGCAGTATCGGCAAGCGCACTTGCATTAGCAGCCTTAGTGGTAGCTAAGCTCTCCTCGGTGCCGCCCATAACGGCTGCAGTGCCTGCCGCAGCCTTGTTCCTCTGCTTGATCGCCTCGTTGGTCAGGGCAATCATTCGCTGAGCATCGGCACGCTGAGTAGCGTCCTCGTTATATCTTCGGTCGTACCAGTCCTGGTTCTCGCGTTGCTGCTGCTCCAGGTTACGGCGCACCTGCTTCATGGCACGGCTGGCAGCAATGCCTCCAAATATCGAGCCGCCAATCTTCATGGCACCTCCAATTAAACTTCCTAGTCCAAACATATTTTTGTCGTGTGTTAAGTTATAAAATTCTGACACAAAAATAATCCGCTACTTTTGTGATACATTTTTATGTTTTAACACACGATACATCATGGACAAGATAACAAAAGAGGATCTCGCCGGCATAATAAGCGAGTACCACAGCTCAGGGCTCTTCGAACAGGACCTTGCCGAGCTAAAGCCAGCAGACCGCATGAACGTGATGCTGCGGCTCTATGAGTTCGTGTTGCCCAAGCTGAAAGCAGTATCTGCCGACGTCAACGCCTCGGCCAACATAACAATAGAGGACCGACTGGCAGCGTTGGCAGCCGAATAATAAAAGCATCTCTTATTTTTCTGCAATTTCTTTTTCAAGCAATAGTAATAGTTGTTCAGAGAAACCATCCGTGAGGCCCGTTTCTCTATCTGTTTTGAGTTCCTTAACAAGTTTTCAGTTTAATTATTGCGATTATTGTATACATTAATGGGGTTATTGTATACATTAATGGGGTTATTGCCTACAATAACTTACGATTTGATGCTAATATATTTTAAAATCGGTAAAATAGGACACTTTTTTGAGTTAAAATACCTAAATGTACAAAAATCGCCACAAAAAAGAAAAAGAAAAAAAAGAAAAAAAGTTTTCCCCCTTATACCCCCTTATAAAAAAAGAAAAATAAATAAAAAGAAAAAAGGCTAACGCAGTGTTAGCAACGTGCGTGCGCGCATGTGTATAATAAATATTATATATAATATAAATTATAATTAAAAAAAAATAAAGCCCCACCCCTTTTTCTGGGAGTGAGACTTATATTTATCTGCTGAGATTTTTATAACCAACTTGGGGTCGCGCGCGCGTAGTAATATTCTAAACGCCATATAAACAAAAAAAGTGCGTTGAAATCGCTTATTTGTCTTTAGAACGGCATTTAAGGCGGTTTTGAGAGCCTTATTTGTCCTTATTGTTGCCAAATAAGAGTGCCAAAACTTTCTTATTTGCCTCATCCACTTTGCGCCTATCGGGCATGATATAACCCTGGGTCACTGCCAAGCCATAGCTGTGGCCCAGAGCCTGGCTGATGACCTCGATAGGGATATCGATGCTCTGAGCCAGCGTCGCCCATGTGTATCTCGTCGTGTACGCCGTGATTGGCGGCAGCCCAATCTTGTCTGCAACCTCTTTAAGTCTCTTGTTGATGGCCACTGTCGCACGGTTCACGCTCACGCTATGGGCACTGACATTAACTAGGGTCTTGCGTCCCTTGTGCTCATTGATGAGTGCCAGAGCCTCAGGCTCTACCTTGATTGAGTACTGCCTGCCGGTCTTCTGGCGCACATAGTTTACCCTTCCGTTCTCAATCTTTTCCAGGCGCCACAGGTCAGCCATGTTGATTCCAATAAGAGTAAACATCAGCTTCCAGACATCAAGCCAATAGCGCTGCCCAGGATACTTGGTGCCAGGATCATAATTCCACAGCTTCTTCAATTGCTCAAGCGTCAGCACCGTCGGCTGCACTTGCGCGCTCTTAATCTTGAACTGCTTGAATGGGTATTTGGCATCCGTTATCCCATTGTCAATTGCATAATTATAAACAGTTCTAATGCTGCGCATATGGATGGAGCGAGAGTTAACACTCAACCCAGCCTGCGACATGTAGCGGTCGAAGTCCTTCAGCCATCCAGGTGTGATGTCCTGGAACTCCAACCTCTTGGCGCTGCTGCCCATCCACCTCTCGATGTGCATTATTGCCTGTTTGAACTTCTCGCGGGTGCTAGGCTTCTCCTTCGTGTCCATGTACTTAGTCATGACAGCCAGCACACTGTCGTCCACATCCTCAGGGAAGAGGATATTGGTTATGCCGTCACGCACCTTCGACACATCCCAACCACGCACACCTCCACGGCGGTTAAGCTCCATCACGGCATCCTCGGCACGGCCCAGCATCGTCAATGCAAACCCATTAATCGTCGTTGCGCGCGGATGGTTTATGACCTTCTTGCGCTGCTTATCCCATTGCTCTGGGCGCAGCCTCACACCAATAGGAATATAGGCAGTCTTACGGTTATAAGCCACGCTCAGCAAGAGTGGCGCTGTGCCATCCCTGTCGCATCTGTCTCGCCATGTGATTCCCAGGCTTATCTGCTTCATGATTTCGCTTCCCTTGTCAAACTTTTTGTCAATTTCTCGCCACTTTGTCAAACGCATGTCAATCATCTTGCCACATTCGGCAACTTTCTGCGCCATCCTGCCACCGATGACAACCTCGCCGCATATCCCATCAACATTGGGAAAACTCGCGGAGTGAGGGGGATTCGAACCCCCGGATCGGTTTTGCCGATCACACGCTTTCCAGTGATAATCTTTGCTCTTCATAATGATTTGATAATTAGTGATTTATTATTGTAGTCAATAACTCATGTCAAGATGTTGTCAATTTCAGTCATTTCCAACCCATAGAATTATTTTTTATTCTTTTGGTCTTGTCTTTCGAAATACATGATCATTGCCAAGATTACAAAATTCCCAACCAGAAGCAATGTCCATGACACATATTGAAAATGTAATACCCAGGCAAACAAAGTAAAGACTAAAGTTATTACGGCGTTAATTGTAAAAGGTTCGCTGGCGGACTTTAACCCCATAGGGAAGCAAAGAAAGGCTGACACTATTGGGAACACAGGGAGGTACGCCATAATGCCGTAATGAAGAAGCCACTTATAACCTCTTAATGAGTCAATTTCATAGCTTGGCGTTTCGGATGTAATAATCGAAGCAAAAACAAGAACTACAAATATGACTAGTGATGTATTTACAATAAATTTGTCTTTAGTTTTTTTAGCCATATCACCAAAGATTTATCGTTGCCACTCCCACGACCTTGGCATAGTCGTAGATGTCGTTCACGGGGAGGTCAAATGGAGGGTACTCCTCGCCGTTGAAGCTCACGCACCTGACGCACTCGTCCATCTCGCTGGGCATGATCTTCTTCACGATGTAGCCATCGGCGGTGGCCAGGGCATACACCTCGCCCCACTGCACGGCGCTGACCTGGCTGCGTCGAAGCGCAATGTATGACCCGTGGCAGATGCTGTGGACGGGGTCGGCCACATTGACCATGCTGTTGCCATGAGCTTTCACACAAAACGTGCTGCCGTCATTCTTTATCCAGGGGAAATTGAAATAACCATCTGGGTTTGACTTCTCCAGAGCCTTGCCAAAACCCCCTGGCATACCACATTCAAAATTTTCCACGTCGTAGTAGGGGATGCCTTCTTGTAGGTCTACATTAGGGAGCATTGAATTGTTGCCAAGCAACATCTCGCCTTCTCCCGTTTTGAGCCATACCAAGTTTATACCAAACTTTTCACTTATAAGATTTAAAGTTCGGTCAGTAATCTTTTGCTCACCTAGTAGCATTTTTCTAAAGTTAGAAGGAGAGATATTAGCCTGAATAGCAAGCGAATTGCTGGTTAATTTCAATTCCTTCATAACCAAATTTAGCCTTTCTATTAAATGTTTCATAATATTAAATACCGTTAAATAGTGTATAATTACTTGGTAATACCAAACACTCCCATTATCTTTGCAACGAAATCAGTTCACAAACTTACAAATAAATAAACAAATGGCAAAGAAAAAAGACACAAAAATCCCTATCGCTCCATCTCTGAGAGCGCTGCTGAAAGGCGAGTCGGTATCATTCCCCATGAGCCGCTACAATACAGTTCGCTCGACTTGCTCCAATATCTCTATCACAGAGCCAAAGAGATTCTCTGCGAGCCTTGACCGAGCAGCCGGAACTATAACCGTAACAAGAACAGCATAACAACGGATGCCACGCAGCCCTGGCGCTCGGATAGGCAGGGGGATGGGCAAGCACATCTTGAGGCAAAACCAGGTTCGACTCCTGGTGTGGCAACAAAGAACTTTTAAAACAATAAAATTATGAAGACACTTCGAAACATTCTATCAATCATCCTCGCCTTATTTGGCATGATGATATTTAACGAGGGTGACAGCTTCACGCCCAACTTCATTGGACTGGCATGCCTGGCGCTGCTAGTGGTTATCAATGCCGACAAAGAGGCTTTAGATAAGTTGCGCAAATGACACCAGTTCGCCCCAACATAGAGCACTCAGGCAGCTACACTGTGATGCAGGCATCGAGGCTGCTCGCCATCGACAGGCGCACACTCAGGCGCTATGAGGCTGCCGGGCTAGTGACTGCCCATCTCAACAAGTTGGGCAAGCGAAGATACAACGGGAGTGACCTGCTGCAGTTATGGATTCTTCATTCCTGAAATTTGAAAAAGTCAATAACACATTCCTTTTTTATTTGAGAGGTGCCGAACCTGTGAAGGCACTGGCATCAAGAAGGCTAATTTTAGATAATTGTGACACTGCCTCGCTGTTCGCGAGGATCGCGAGGCTTTATTAAGAATAACTTTTAAAAAACAAAGATATGACAAAGACAAAAGACAACACAGCACCAAGCACCAGCACCAAGGAGTACTGGAGCTATCACCTCCTCATCGACGATTGGGCGCTGCCCTTCACCTGCCATGAGATCGCTTTTGACTTAGACAAGTGCAAGGAGTTTGCCAAGGGCCTGTCGAACAACGGCCACAAGGTGAGGATCATCCGCGAGACCAAGGTGACAACCACCACAACCGAACTAGTATGTGACTTCAAAAACGACTGACTATGACACTAGACAACACAACCATCACCAAGATTGCCGACGCGTTCTTCAGCAAGGACGCCTGGTGGAACGACAACAAGTCAAGCATCTCACTTGAGATTGGCGACCTTCTCATCGAGGCCACTGCCACCTTCGATATGCACTACCAATACAATGATATCGATGGCACTACCGAGAGCGTCGACACTGTTATCGACGACATCACCGGCATCAGCATCGATGCATGGAATGGCGAGGACGAGTTAACCCTCAACCCAAATGTCCTGCTTAACGAGCTTAAAAGAATATATAATTACTAATCAAAAACATCTTTCATCATGAGCAATTTAAAGCAATTCAATCAAATGATCGTCGCCCCGAACACGCAGGCCTATCTCCAGGGTGTGCTCGGTGAGCGTAAGGGCGAGTTCATCAACAACATCACCGCACTCGTTGCCAACAACAAGCAACTACAGGAGTGCGAGCCCACAACACTTATGTTCGCTGCCCTCAAGGCAACGGCACTTCGTCTGCCACTTGATCCTAACCTGGCGCAGGCGCATGTCATTCCTTACCGCAACAACAAGACCCGCACCGTTGAGGCTCAGTTCCAACTCGGTTGGCGCGGCTTCGTGCAGTTGGCCATCCGTTCTGGTCAGTTCCAGACCATCAACGTCACCGACATCCGCGAAGGTGAGATGCAGGGCTACGACCTCATCACTGGCGAGATGCAGGTGAAGGCTATGCCAGAGCGCGAGAAGCTGCCGATAGTGGGTTACATGGCTTTCTTCCGCTTGAACAACGGCTTCACTAAGTCACTCTACATGACTGCCGGAGAAGTGGAGCAGCACGCTAAGAGATACTCCCAAACCTATGCTTCCAAGAACGACTATGTCCGCAACTCTTCCAAGTGGACCACCGATTTCGATGCCATGGCACGCAAGACAGTCTTGAAGTTGTTGCTCTCTCGCTTCGCCCCATTGAGCATCGACATGCAGCAGGCTGTCCAAGCCGACCAGGCTGTTATGCACGGCGAGAACAAGTTCAACTATGTCGACAATGAGCAGGACGAGCAGCCCAAGTCTACCCTCGAGTTGGCACGCGAGGCCATGCAGCATGCCGAAGAGGTGGTAGAGCCAGACGAGGTGGTCGACACCGAGACAGGCGAAGTAATTGAGGATATGCCTGAGGCACAAGCCGAAGAGAAGCCAACCAAGAAGACCACGAAACCAACCAAGCAACAAGATCTCTTTAACGAAGAACAATGAGAAAAGACATTGAAATAGCAATGCAGCTTTCGGCCGCACAGCACAGCCTCGATTGGTTCCGTCAGCGCCAAGGCAACTTCACAGGCAGCCAAGTTGGTCGCCTGATGAAGAGCGGCCGAGCCAAGGCCGACATCTTCAGTGCCGATGCCAAGAAGTATATCCTCAAAATCCTCGGTGAGCGAGATGTGCCAAGCACCGTGCTTATGGATGACGAGCAGTACGACAAGTATCTCGCCTTGGTGAGCGTTTCCTCCAAGGCCATGGCATGGGGAACCGACAAGGAGCCTGAGGCAAGAGCTCTCTATGAGGAGTTGACCGGCAACAAGGTCACCACCACTGGAGCCCTGTGGCTGCCCGAACTTAAAGGCTTTGCCGACAGCCCCGACGGCCTCGTCCTCGACAAGAACGGCTGCGTGGAATTCAAGTGCTGCATGCCGGAGACCTATACGCAATATAAGTACTTCATCCATTCTGCCGATGATCTCAAGGACATCAACGATGTCTACTACTGGCAGGTGATGAGTCACATGCTTGTCACAGGCGCAGCATGGTGCGATTGGGTATCCTATATGCCGTTTGACTCCAAGCCTCTCCACATCGTCCATATCGAGCGCGACGAGAAGGCTCTGGCGCAGCTTGTAGAGCGCATAGGCTTGGCTAATGAATATATCGAACAAATAAAGTCTACTGCCACAAAATGATATCTCTCTCTAACTCCGATGTCAGCGCGCTCTGTAGATACCTGCGCGACTATTCTGCCATAAATCCGATAGTAATCTCCAAGTCAACCAGGGAGGTCAACAGGGCGCGTCTGATGTCGTTAATGCACGACAAGCTCACAATTAAAATCATCCGCAACCAGTGCGAAAAGATATTACCACTAATAAACGAAATCAATGGCTAAAAAAATCACATGGGAAGACCTGGTGGCACAGGCCCGAAGCAACCTCAAGAAGAAGCCCAAGAAGCCCGCACATGAGGAGCACGACTTGCAGTGCGCCTGTGTCAACTGGTTCAACCTGGCACATCCTAACATGCGTCTCAACCTATTTGCAGTGCCCAATGGTGGCCGTCGCGACAAGGTGACGGGTGCAAGGCTCAAGGCCGAGGGTGTGCGCCCTGGTGTTTCCGACCTCATCCTGCTGAAGCAGCGCCATGGCTATGGAGCATTGCTAATAGAGATGAAGACCTCTAAGGGTGTGCTCTCGCAGCTGCAACGCATCTGGCGCAACCATGTATCCCTCGACGGCTACAAGTATGTCGTGTGCCGCTCAGTGCAGGATTTCATCAATGAAGTTAATGACTATCTAAACGAAGAATAATAACAATGCCTCGCCCCTACAAGAGAAACCTAGAGCACTTCATCCTGCCTGTCGACTTCGCCCGCGACATTCGCGTGAGATTCCTGCTGCGCAGGCATGGCAGCCAGGCGCTGGCCATCTATGTCGCAGTGCTGTGCGTGGTATATGCCCACGGTTATTACTGCACACTCGACGACAACTTGGTGGAGAAAATAGCCGACCAACTCGCCGAGTCTCAGGACTATGTGCGCAAGGTCATCGACGGCGCCACTGCGATAGGGATCTTTGATGAGGCACTGGCAACAAAGGAACACATCCTCACTAGCAAGAGCATCCAGGAGAACTATCTCAGGCTTGTGGAGCGTCGGCGTGGGGTCAAGGTTGAGGAATATTCGCTGCTCGACTCCACCACCGAGGAAATGCCCACTCCCGACGCAAAGGCACAAGGGGCCGTGATCATCCCATCCAAGCCCAGCGAGGAGCAGATATTTGACGACATGCGCGCCTCGCCGCTGTGGCTTGAATCTATGAGCAGGCAGCACCACATCACCAGGGAAGAAGTGATGAACAACATTGACGAGTTTATCCTTTCCTGCCGGTGCAACGACCAGACGCACAATAACGTTCGTGATGCTAAACAACATTTCAACAATTGGTTAAGAATTCAAATTCAACTCAAGAGCAATAATGGAACTGATAACAAGACACAGGCCGACGGCCGTCAGCAGCGCGCTGCCGACTACGCAGCAGCTCTCGCCCGACTTGCAGCGCAGGACGATGGCCGTACGCACAATCTACGGCACGCGTGAGGACTTTCTCCAAGCGCTCAACCCATCGACCCAGGTGCTAGCAGCACGAAATCCCGAGCGCGCCTTCTTCGGCAAGGCTCCCACATTGGGCATCCTCAAGAAGACCTATGGCGAGAACGCTGCCACCATGTGGCTGCTGCCACAACTCTATGACTTGTGCGAGTACACCGGCGCAAAGAAGATGGATGCCGCACAGGCCACCATGCTAGCCGAGGTTATAGCCCAGGAGTATGGTTATCTCAGGGTAAGCGAATTGCTGCTGTTCTTTTTTCGCTTCAAGTGCGGCTCTTACGGACGTTTCTACGGTTCTGTTGATCCACTCGTCATCACTTCGGCGCTGCGGGAGTTTATGAAGGAGCGCGACTGGGCGTGCATGCAGCATGAGCAGAAACTCAGGAAGAAAGAACAGGTCGAAGAGGCAAAGATACCACGCATGTCGTGGGCCGAGTTCGCAGCCAAGTATGGCATCACTTCACCCAACCCACTGGAAATACTAACTTCTAAAAAATAATATTCACATGGACAAAAAGAAACTTCTCACTAAGCTCCAGAAGGAGCAGAAAGACCTGGGCCAACGCATAATGGCTCTCAGTAACTCACTCTACTTCGATGATGATATGCCCGCCAAGGATCTTGTGCGCGAGCAGTTGCAGGCTATGGACAAGTACTTCGAGGCTCTCGAGGCGCGCATCACCGACCTGGACTATGACATATTGATGGACGAGTCATTAGACCCCGAATTTAAAAAAGCTCTCGACGAGGCCGAGGAGGCCAAGAATAAAAAGGCTGAGCCCAACTTCCTCGACGACATGTTCGGCGACCTCAACATCGACCTTGAGGACATGCTCACCGACCTCCGCAAGCGCATCCACGACCTCGAGGACATGCTCACCGACCTCCGCAAGCGCATCCACGACCTCGAGGACAAGCTCACCGACCTCCGCAAGCGCATCCACGACCTCGAGGACAAGCGCAGCAGCGTTGTCAGCATGGAGGACATGGAAGGCAAGAGAATTATCAATGTCAACCCACCTCACTGCCATGAGTGCGAGAACGACGGCAAGGGCTGCCACAAGCTCTGCATGGTTGGCAACCAACATATCTGCGTGAAGTGACTATGAGACCTCCCATCAAGATAACTCAACAGGACATCGCCGTGCGTGACCACGCTCTCGACATCGTGTGCCAGGCTTGTGGAGATGTCACACCCGAGGAGGTGATGAGCCGTAACCGTTCGCGCCGTGTGTCCTTCGCTCGCCATCTGGCAATGTATCTGCTGCTGCCCAAGGTGGGCATGACAGTGGGCAAGGTGGGGCTGCTCTACGACCGTGACCACGCGACTGTGGTTCATGCAACTCAGGTCATCGACACACTACGCAGCCTGCCGAGCGTGTACGCCCGAGAGAACGAGATCATCAACCAGGCTAAAGCACTGCATACGTCATGGGTGTGAGGAAGGAGAACAGATGGTTCTATGCCCTGGTGTTGGCATTCGTGCTCTTCGCTGCCTATGTGATATACATCGGCTCACGCGACTTGGAACGCGAGGACAGCGTGACGATCATCGACGGCGACACGACAGTTATCAGCGGCTCACGACTGATGAACATACAGGATAGCCTTGACTATCTGGAGCACAGCGAGACGGATATTAATTCTAACTATTAACCTGTTAGTGATATGATAATAAGTCTCAACCGTCTCGCTTTACTAACTACTAAACGTTCAGCGTATGAAGGCGGTCGCCAAATTTAATTACTAACTGTGTTAATGAAAAACGTTTAATAGTGGGGCCGCCTTTTTAACTGAATATCAAACAATTAAACTTAAAGATATGACAAGAGAAGAAATTATTAATGAAGCGAAAGATGACTACATGAAAGCAATTGGTGCAGAGCCGAGGCCTGATGAACCACGCAACAACCTTGACGTTGTTGACGCATATATCAGGGGCGCAGAGTATGCATTTGACTATGCCCTGCAAGAGGCGAAGAGTGTTGTGCTTGAGCATTTCGGCATTGAAGACAAGTATGCCGATGAAGTAGAAGATTTGTTTAACCAACTTGAAGAAAGGTTAGGAAAATGACAAGAGAAGAAGAGAGACAACAAGCAGCAATAGACTACTGCAACAATCTCATTCGTGAAGCTACCTTTGGTCAGTTTGTGGCTCACAAAGCTGGCTCTAAATGGGCAGATGAAACAATGATTAACAAGGCTTGCGAGTGGCTTCTTGAATGGGAAACACATCAGGGAGAAGATATAGAGATTGTTGAGCAATTCCGTAAAGCAATGAAAGGAGGCGAGATATGAAACCAGAAGAATTACAATTAGGAGATATAGTTGCTACCACACCAAGTGGCATGCCAATAAAGGTTGTCGCCATACATAGAAAGAAAGTAGCTTATCACGCTTGCACTGATAGATTCTCATGGGTTAGGATTGGTTTATTACAACCTATTCCCCTCACCGCTGAAATCCTTGAGAAAAATGGGTTTGTCAAGTATAATGAAGTAAGTGACACTCCACCTTATGACAAAGATGAAGAAGGCAATATGTATTACTCTTATAAAGGTGAACATAAATTTTGGGGTTGGTGGCAACCTAACAATGTATATTTTATTCCAATAAATGCGATGCTAGATTTAGAAATTAAATTTGTCCACGAACTGCAACACGCATTGCGATTATGTGGAATTAATAAGGAAATTGAGATATGATACGACAGTTAGATGTGCCGATTTACGAGGCTAATGTACTGTTTCTCCTTGAAACTACAGCCGAGGAATGGGCGGAGTTTTGTGATAACGAAATCAATAAAGAAAAGCTCACCGAAGAGGAAATCAAAGGTGTGTTTGATGACATCGCCAACAAGAAATATGGTGGGACGACATTTAGATTTGACTGTGGCAATTACGGTGTCCTTATAGAAGACGCCAATTTAGTCACTTACTATCTGCACGAATTGTATCACTGTGTAAACTGCATACTCCAAGATAGAGGTGTAGAACATCATGGCGAAGATGAACCTTACGCCTATCTGATAGGTTGGATTGGTGAGCAATACGAACAAATACTTAAAGAGTTTAATAAGGAGAAAGGAGGCGAATAATAATGGAAGCATTTATTGCTGTTGTTGCAGGTCTTGTTATGTGTGTGGCCATTATGTTTTTTTTCTTGTTGATTTGCAAAGAGTTTTCCGCAATAGAGATGCGACCAAATATTCGTGTTGTCAAGAGAGGCAAGATTCCAACAGAGAAAGTGGAATGCCCCTACTGCCACAGCATTATAGAATACACAAAACGGAATGTCTGGTATGGCGGCAAAAGCATCGATGGTAAGATGCTTCGCCATTATGTAGATTGCCCCGTGTGTCATGAGAATATCCTTGTGCGAGAAGAGAAAGGAGGCGAAGAATGATGAGTGAATATACACTAACGGCAGCCGAGAACGGCTACATCCTTGACTACAACGAACCACAGCCTACAAGGCTGGTCTACGAGGGCGGCAATGAGTTACCACTGCGCCTGATGAAAGAGCTGCTTGGTGATGTGACGGAGCTCATTGAGAGTGGCGAAAGTGACAAAATCAAAATAACAATTAACGTAGAGAAGATATGAACATCAACGACAACGCAAAATCAAGCGCATCGCAATGCGCGCAAATCAAGGCTTGGTTGCTCCAGGGCAACAAGCTCACATCACTCGAGGCTCTCAACAAGTTCGGTTGCATGCGACTCGCAAGCCGCATACACGACCTCCGCAACGCAGGCCTCGACATCCACAAAGAGAGAATCCAAGTGCCTTCCGGCAAGTATGTAACACAATATTCCATCGCTATATGAACGAAGCAGAAGTCAAGCTCCAAAATAACCGCATCCAAAAGTTCCATGCCATGACAATGGAACTGATGTACAACAAAGGGATGGAGGAGAAACTCGCCAAGATCACCAACCTTGACGTGCTCAACTTTATATCTAGGCACAAGAAAAGATTGGCGGCTAACCTCAGCCCAAGTGACCTCTACGCAATCAAAGATATATTAACCAACAGTGTCGCCCTCTACAACGACACACTGCAAAAAAAGTTAGAGAACCTATGACAATCATTTACTACCTACTAACCTTCGCCGCAGGTTTCTTGTTTGGTGTGTTCGCTACAGCGCTTGCTGTGTTCAGCGGCGACAAAGAGAAGAGAGACTACGACAGATTGAAGAAAGAATTTGTGGACTTTTGTGAGAAAGACAATAGAATTCTTCTGATGCCGAAGAGTCTTGTCCCAAAAGACGTGACAATGGACGAGTTCTGCAAGTGGTGGAAAGAGGAAGGCTACAAATATGTGGAAAAGAGAGATGAAGACAATCTACGTTGAGCGAATAAGCAGCCGTCCTTTCTACAAGGGCCGTGGCACCATCAATTACCAGAAGCATAACGCCATCCACCGTGAAGGAGTGACTTGCAAGAACTGCACCAGGTACCCATGCTTCGCAGGCATCGACAATATGTTCAGCAACCTGGCAGAAACCTGCCATAGATTCAAGAAGAAATGAAGAAGAAAAAAATAATAACACTATTTAGTGGGTATGATTCTCAATGTTTGGCTTTAGATAGGCTCAAGCAGAACCACCCCGAATTCGACTATGAGCTCATCGCCTGGAGTGAGATTGACAAGTACGCCATCCAGGCGCACAACTTGATCTACCCGCAGTGGGCAGACAGGAACTTGGGTGACGTGAGCAAGATTGAGTGGGAGCGATACCCACAATTCAAAGACTGCGACTTGCTGACCTATTCGTTTCCTTGTCAGGACATCTCGGCCGCCGGCAAGCAGCGAGGCTTTGAGCAGGGCAGCGACACACGGAGCGGTCTACTTTGGGAATGCGAGAAAGCCATCTCCGCACTCAAGCCCAAATACCTGCTCATGGAGAACGTGAAGGCTCTTGCCTCCAAGAAGTTCATGCCCCACTTTCAGGAGTGGTGCAACCTCGTCGAGGACTACGGCTACAAGAACTACTGGAAGATACTCAACGCCACCGACTACGGCATTCCGCAGAACCGTGAGCGAGTGTTCATGGTCAGCATCCGTGAAGACATCATGCGGGGCTACGATTTCCCCGAACCTTACCCATTGACACTGACATTGGACGATGTGCTCGAGGAAGAGGTGGAAGACAAGTATTACTTGAAGAACGACCGCATCGAAGGGCTGCTCACCTCGACCATCGAGGAGATGCGTAAGAAGAACGGATACAAATTCAAAGCAAAAAAAAAGACGATATAGCAAATAGCCTCACCAGCCGATGTGGGGGGGTAGAAAGACCGACAATTTCATTCAGGATTAACAGCAGCCAGGACGGAATAGCAGTAAGCCCCAAGGGCATAGCACCCACCCACACCAGCGGTCACGGTAACTGCCCGAAGATTTATGAGACCAATCTTTAACGTTTACAACGGCGGTCAAAATGGCGATGTGTTCCTGTTTTGCGGTGTTTGCCCCACATTGCGTTCAGGGCAAGGAGTTGTTGGGAGGGGAATCGGTAGCAGTAATGCACCCAAGATATTAGTGATCTATGAGACGAAAGTTGAAAGAGGTTAAGGGCATAACTCCTTATGACATGATTCCTCACTTACCATTTGAGCCGTGTTTCTTTGACTCACGCCATCACATTGTGGGGGGCAAGTACTTCCGTTTGCAGTAACCACACGGATAGGGGCCAACAACCAGCAATACCTTTTTGAGATTTATGAAACCAAAGATAATAATGATATTTAATATAAATGGCCACAAGATGGGTTCCGGGTATGCAGGTAGCGTTTACTCACCAAAAGGAGTTTCTCCAGTACTCAACACATGTGGGGGGGTAATAGGCAGCCAATGATAATAGAGATATATGAGCAAACCACGAAGCGTAATGCCGCTGAACCCATATAAGGGGGGGTGGCGAGGACTATTAAAGCGAACTGCCAACAAGTTTCACAGAGCAATTTCCTACACACTGCATCATATGGTGCAACTGGAGTAATAAAGATATATGAAAGACTACACAGCGATAGGGACGATATTTTGGAATCAGCGCCCAAGCTTTAGACCATTCTTGGGGGGGATGTGCCAATCATTAAGGTCAAGCAAACACAGCATCGGCTGGTTGCTTGCAAGAGAGATAACGAAAAATGAAAAATTACACGGTAATAGGAACAATGTTCACCAACATTGTAAGGGATGACTATAGGCGAGGCATTATGTTTGGAGTGTGCCGTTCCTTGCGGGGGGGCAATAGTGCAACTTGTGTTGTCTATATGAGGATAAAAGATGAAAACATTCTACGGCCTGAGCCGAACTCGCAATCGCAAAGGCGAGATAATAAGAAGAACACTTAAACCCATAGTCAACTGTCTGACTCCGTCTTGTACGGGGGGGACAGAATCAAGATGGGTGCTGGTGGTAGAAGCAATATTTGGCAATGGAGAAGAAAGTACTGAAGTTCATCCAGGTGTGGAAGTCCAACCAGAACGGCTGGGCGTACCTGACGGGGGGGGTAAGTCCCTGCCTCAATGTGGGTCAGCACCATGGGACAGAACCCAAGATAGTAGAGATAAATGATACGCAAATGCAAGAACCTGGAGTGGATGGCCGAGAGACACCTCATCCCCATTGAGGGGGGGGTGTGGCTCGATGCCTACAACAAGATATATGCCAAGGGTGTGAGTGGCGCAATCACCACTCGCCTTGATCCAAGCAATCAAAGATTCGTGACAGAACTATATGAAATTAAGAGTACCACAAGCCACAGCAAGGGGCTACATCGAAGTGCCACCGAGAGGGATATTTGACTTCTCCTATCCCGACTCGCCCAACCGACGCGGAAGGGTTCAAGGGGGGGGTAAGATTTGCCCAGGGCTTATGGCCGGCGGTGGCGAACTGATGGTATATGAGAACGTTTATGAGATTATCCGCAGCAATACGAACAAGAAGCGATGAACAATGGAGAGGGGGGCGCACTACAGTCATCTTGAGATAGGCCGCAGGACGATGAACTCCCTCACGCGAGTCGCCAAAGACACGTTAGTGATAGAGGTTTATGAAACCAATAAAGATAAAGTTCAATGCATACCGAAACGCTAACTCGCAGGCAGGATCAATCTACAGCACAAGGCAGTCTCTCCTGCGCTCTGCTCTGGCGAGAAACGATATGGAGGCTTGCAACCTATAATAATGACTATTTATGAGCTGGATACAACACGACCCGCGAGTGGTGAGAAAAAAGATAGCACTCCCACAGCCTCATAATAGAGGGGGGGGGGAGAAGATAGCGATGACAGTCCTTGCAACGGCATACAAGAACCCACCACTTGTTTTCACTGCCTACGTTACGGTCGCTCCGAAGAAATGAAAAGGTGGCGTAGGCTCGTCGGCGACAACGGCGGCATCAAGTTCCAGGGCAAGCTCGCCAAAGTGAGAACTGACGGCTGCACCAACACAATAACGAATTGTTCTAAAGACAACTTGATAATGATACAATGGCAACGATAATGCGATATCCGCACGGATGGAATTGGGGGGGCTGCACCAGATGCACACCTGCCCGTCCCTTACAATCAGCGGATGGCAGAGTAACAACTTTATAATCGACACATATATGACAGACTACAGCGAAATCGAACTAAAGCCCGACAGCAAGGTCACTCCACTGGGCGACTGCCGCTTCGACATCGACGGCAGGGAGATTGAATTTAAGATTAGGAAACTCACTCCGAGAGAGTGCCTGCGGTTGATGGACGTGGACGACAACATCATCGACAAGATGATGGCAACCGACGACCAGGGCAAGCAAATCATCAGCAACAGCCAGCTCTACAAGTGCGCTGGCAACAGCATCGTGGTGAACTGCCTCTACCACCTCTTCGAGCAGATATGGTTCCCAAAAGAACCCGAACACATCGCACCTAAACAATTAACATTGTTCTAATGAACATCGCACTGATAGACGTTGACGGTCACGCCAAGAAAAAGAAATGGGGAGCGACAATCTACCCAAACCTTGCTGCTTGTGCCAAGCTCGCCGCATGGCACAAGCAGCAAGGCGACAATGTGGAATGGTATACACCATTCTCACACTACGACCGTGTCTATATGGCTAAGGTGTTCAACTTCTCGCCCGACTTTGGCTATGTCATCAACAATGCCGACGAGATAGTGAAGGGCGGCACCGGCTATGATGTCCATTCCAGGCTCCCCGAGGAAGTTGACAGGACACAACCCGACTACTCCATCTACCCAGAGATCCCCAAGGACTATGCCTATGGATTCCTCACTCGAGGCTGCCCGAATAAATGCCCCTGGTGTGTCGTACCGGTCAAGGAAGGCAGGATAGTTCCCTACATGGATGTCGATGAGATAGCCGTCGACGGTCGCCACAACCTGGTGCTGATGGACAACAACATCCTTGCCGCTGGCGACTATGCTGTGGAGCAGCTCAACAAGATCATCGAGCGTGGCTATCATGTCGACTTCAACCAGGCGTTGGATGCAAGGCTTGTGACTGACGATTTCGCCCAACTTCTCGCAAAGGTCAAGTGGCTTGAGAACAACCGTATCCGCTTCGGCTGCGACACTCACAAGCAGATAGATGACTGCGAGCATGCCATAGAACTCCTGGAGCACTATGGCTTTCATGGGCAGTTCTTCCTCTACACCATGATTGGCGGGAAGAATGACCTCGAAGAATGCTACAGCCGCATCAACCACTGGCGGCAGCGCATGCTCCAAGCAAGAGAAAAACGGGATAGGTGTAACACCTATCCTCACGCCCAACCCTATCGTGATCCACTCTCACCACATCACACCATCCCCAAGTGGCAGCAAGACCTGGCACAATGGACCAACAAGAAACAGAAGTTTGTTGTCTGCGACTTCAAAGATTTTAGCCCACGCAAGGGCTTCACATGCAAAGAATATTTCACTTAACACTATAAAAACTATGGACCTACTAAACAAAATTCTTACCCACATCCTTGGCTACAAGTATTACGCCAACATCATCAACACCCGAGGCACCTCCAAGTGCGAGATCTCCTGCTTCATCTTCCACACCAAGGAAGAGGCACTCAAGCACAAACTCACGCTCGACACAACACGTTCATTCATGTTCATCGAGACTGTATCCTTCCGCTCCAGGAAGAAGTATTAAAACTTAAAACTAACCACTAGCCACTAATAACTATTTTCGCATTATGAAGAAACTCTTTAAGAAAATATTAGACTGGTTCCGTCGCCATCACATGTATGTCATTGCCGACGGCAGCGACAACAGCATTACCCTGAGCCGTGCGCTCTTCCACCACATGGGAGGCATGGAGTTGGAGCAGGCCAAGGTGTTTGCCTTCTATATCCCCGACGACAACACCTACGGCTTCATTCTCAATCCACAGTTTGACCAGGAGACGCAGCTTGCCGATATCCAGTACAACGAGAAGTATAAGAGCATCGGCTTCCCCATGCTCAACCCAAGCGTTGCACGCATGTTCTACGACTATCAAATGCCGGCACTCATCCGTGCCAAACTCAACGTGAAAGCCAAGACAGCAGGAGACATAACATATTACGAAATCTGCCCACCCACAAGATGACAACGACACTAGAAAATACTCGCAAGCCCGACATCACCTTCCACGCCAACGGTCGCATAGACATCACCGCACGCGCGGCTAAGGCTCTCTCTCTCCATTCTGGCGACGTTATCGACATCGCACACGATGGCAGCGAGTACTACCTCTATGTCAAGCATCACAATGCAATAGGACGCCATGAGGCGCAATGTTGGCCCACCAACAAGGGCAAGACGTGCAACAACCTCCGCGCCCACTCTAAGCGCCTGTGCATGGCGGTGCTCAATGTCAACGGCAACAGCAACGAGGCTCGTCTGCCGGTGGGAGAACCCATAGCACACGAAGACTTGGGGACGACACTGCCAATAATAATCAAAAGAAATATACCACGATGATAAAGGATATTAAATACCAAGGACACACAGCCACACCATCCGACTATGAATGTATGGATGGAGAGTTGGCAGGATGCTACAACCTCATCCCCGAGGATGGCGCACTGCATCCCATCATGCCACCAACAATAAAGTTCACCCTCAACGAGGGCGAGCAGCTGCTGTGGATTCATGAGATGACAGGCCACACACATTATATAATAATGGTGACTACCACAAGCAACAATGTCACCACACAATCCCTGAAGTGGGTCTGCGAGGAGAATGCCGATGCAGTTGGCGAGAACCCATGGACGCGCCACAACATTACTGGCAGCACCATCACCGGAACACCCACCATCAACAGCATCGGCAACACACTCATCGTCAACGACGACAACGGCCTTCGCTACTTCCTATGGAAACCCGACAATGTGGAGTTGGTGAATAGTGTGGAAACCACAGTGCCAAAGTACCTCGCCTTGGGGCAGAAACCTCCCATGCTCGAGATCACCTTTAGCCTCCATTCCGATTTTGCCGTCTGGCCCGAGACTAAGAATTTGGGCAATACTTACCAATCAGAATATAGAGGCACTATCATTGAATTTGGCAACCTAAAAGAGCCTGTTGTGCCACACTTGGGAAACGATGATTCTTCATTGACAGCATGGGCAAAGCCAAAGCCTGTAATGGAGCAAGGTCCAGAATACCAACAGAAATTTGCTAGAGAATATGCTACCTATTCCATCGAAGGAATGGAAGGTGACACAGATGACGAGAAGAGTAGCATTATGACATTCAAGTCAATGCTTTCCCAGGCCGTATTCGCTCGTCTCAACTCCTTCGTCAACGAGAAGGGAACTAATGACAACAAGTTTGTTTTGCCGTTCTTCGTGAGGTATGGCTATCGCCTTTATGATGGCTCATACATTATGCACAGCTATCCCGTATTGATGGTACCTAACAGTCGAGGACCAATATTTGCTTTAGACGGTTTGCGAGGATTGTGCCTCAATGACAATGACGACAATTATGTCGAAACCAAGATTCGAGGTCGCATTTATGGCTGTTTATCAGAGTTGGTGTATACAATTGCCTCTGTCCCTGCCAATCTAAATAAGTGGAAGGACCTTATAATATCGGTTGACATTGGCGTGTCGGCGCCTATCTACACCTACGACCAAGCAGGGGAGGTCCTAGGTTGGACAAACATGGATGCCGACAACGATGCTGATTGGGAACCCTATTACACTATTAGCAAGGTGATGAAACTTGGGGACAAAGATGTAACTTCTCCTACATGGGGTGGTGTAAAACCTCTCAAAACAATATTCCAAAGTTTTGATACGGCAACACGCAACAATGGCTTTGGAGATTATTTTAATAGGTACGACGACCCATATAAATGCCCCAACTATATCGCCACTATACCACTGCGCAAAACTGCTGACGTGAACAAAAGCATTACCAGCGAAGCCAACTTCCATGTCATTAAAGAGTTTTCTCTAGACGAACTTGCAGTCTGTAGCGAAACTTCACTCGAACTTGAGGATGGCGCTCTCGGTGGGCTGCTAGGCCGCAAGACGATGGCCGATGACTACCACACCCACGACACCCTCAAGGCTTCGCTCATGTACAACTTCAATGGACGAATGAACTATAGTGGAGTAGAACGCACTCCTCACAACCCACTCAAACCTTATGTTCAGTTTGCCCAAGCAAGCGCACCTGGTGGCATTGGTTGGCAGATTGCAGTTTCAATCAAGAACGAAATGCAAACATTAGTGGTGCAAAGTGAGCAGGGGTCAAACAACCCCAACTTCCCACATTGGATTTTCTATCCTGATGCCAATGCGAAGTTTGCCTACATCAAGCATCTAGGCAACACCTATGAGCTCAAACTCACTCCACACGACCTGCTCAATGGAGCCTATTGGTTGGGCGATATAACCAAGCAGGATGTAACTCCAACAGCAATGAGTGGAAGAAGTGCCCCTTCTCCAACCTCTGGAGCCTTCCTCGAACAGAACAAAGTCTACACAAGCGAGATTAACAATCCATTCTATATCCCTGCAACTGGCATCAACACCGTCGGCACAGGCGAAATCATGGGAATCTGTGCCGCAGTAAAGGCTCTTAGCCAGGGTCAGTTCGGCCAATACCCGCTCTACTGCTTCACTACCGAAGGTGTGTGGGCGCTTGAGACTTCGAGCACTGGTTCCTACATTGCACGGCAACCAGTCACTCGCGATGTCTGCACCAACCCCGACAGCATAACCCAACTCGACGACAGCGTGCTTTTCGCTACCGACAAGGGTATCATGATGCTATCAGGGTCACAAACCCAATGCATCACCGATGCAATCAGCAGTGAGTCCCCATTCAACATCGCCGAGTTGCCAAGCAGCTTTACCAACTTCCTGGGTGATGATGGATACGATGTCAACGCGATGAGCCTGCAGCCGTTCTCCTCGTTCCTGAGTGAATGCCGCATGATCTACGACTACACCCATCAGCGCATCATTGTCTATAACAGCAGTTATAACTACGCCTATGTCTACAGCCTCAAGGACCACAAGTGGGGAATGATGGTTACCAACATCGACTACGGCATCAATTCCTATCCCGAGGCGCTGGCTGTGACCGATGCCGGCACTGGCGGCACTCGCTCGGTGGTCAACCTCAGCGACGAGGTGCTCTACAACACTGTCGACAATGAGCAGGTGCCCGTCCATGTAAAGGGCCTAATCGTGACTCGACCCTTGAAGCTCGACCAGCCCGATGCGCTCAAGACTATCGACACAATAATACAGCGAGGCAAGTTCAACTTCCTCGACTCCCAGCGCACGGTGAAACCCATTCGCTCTATCCTCTTCGGCTCACGCGATCTCTACAACTGGTTCCTGGTGTCAAGCAGCACCGACCACAACCTGCGTGGATTCAGCGGCACACCCTACAAGTACTTCCGCATAGTGGCGCTTGTAGACTTCCTGCCCGACGAGAGCGTATATGGAGCCACAATACAATACAACCCAAGATATCTTAACCGACCAAGGTAGTTTTTTTCATTTTGCTCATTATAGATCGTTTTTTTTTTGGATTAGTAAATCAGCAAGCCCACCTATCCGCGAGGACCGGTGGGCTCATTTTTTAATTAACCAATTATCTTATGAAAAAAATCTACAAAGTGCGCACTACATGCGCTGTATCTTAGAAGGGGCTTTGGAACTTCCTCACTCGCCCCGTGCGGGCATTCAACACGCCTTTGACTTCATCCTCCACATCCTGGGCCTTGGCTGCCCAGTTGGCTGCGCTCTTGGTGTTTGCCACATTGGCAATGCTCATCCAGTCGGCAAGCACATAATACACTAGCAAGTTGTGGATCAACTGCTCCAGGTAGGTGATGGTGGTCGACGAGAAGTCATCAGGCACCAGCATGTCGATGGTGTACACCTCGGTCTCGTCGAGCACGTCATCAAGGGTCTCACCGCTTTCCACCGGCACCTTGGTATATGGATACAAATGCTCACGGCAGCGCGACAATGCAAGGTCGAGCATCCTGGTCACTCGGTCCACATTGCCCTCCTCGCCAATGTCCTGCACCTGGTGCTTGGAGTGCTGTGCGTCATCGGGCAGCACATCGCCTTCTACATAGGCTAGATTCTTTATGTCGTATAGAAGCTGTTCCCTAAGGAAAGTCAGCGTCACTGTCTTTGTCCTTTCTTTTATCATGGTCGTGTTGGTCGTTTGCGTTGATACAATTTCAGTTCTACATCGGTCAGGTGCGCTGCCGCCTCGTTGGCATAGGCCTCCATCTCGCCTTTGTTGGTCAATCGGTACCACTTGCTCAGGATCGTAGCAATGATAAAACTTAGCAGCGCCGACTGCACGCTGTCCTGCAAGGCAGTGGGCCATGCATCGGCAACATGCAATGTCACCTCATAGTCGGTGGTCACGTCCACACCATGATGGATGGGCTGTTCTTCAACCACCTTCACCCACTCCCTGAGTTGGCTGGTGGCAAGGCTGCATGCCTCGACCCAGTAGCGCTCCATCATCTCACGGTCCTCATCGGTGGTGAAGATGCGGTCATAGGCTCCAGGATCATCACCTGTCACCATCTTCGCGCCGGTGTAGCTTGTCGCCTTGGCAACCTCATGCCACACCTTGCTCTTATTGATTGTCAATGTTATGTCTTGCATATTATAGTTTTTTGAATTTGCCGTATAGTCTCAAGCCCCCAAACATGGCGCCTATGGCAAGCAGCACAAGCAGACCTATACCCATGCCCATTTTTGTCTTCTGCCACCAGGTGAGCTGGCGCTCAACTTCTTCTACCTTGGTGACTACCTTCTCACGCACAACCTCGACAGGCACCTCCACACTGTCGGTCTTGATGAGTGTGTCTACCCTGACCACGTTGGTCGCACCTTTCAGGTAGTGCCACTTCTCTATCATCACGGTGTCACCTTTCACATAGTGAAAGATTGAGTCTCTTTGGATCAATGTGTCTCGCACATGGTCCACTCTCACGCTCTCGATGGTGTGCTCCTGAACAATAGGCACTGGCACCTCTACCCTCTCGACCTGTATCTCCTTGACGGGTTTGCATGAGCACAGCGACAACACCAGGCACAGCAACGCAGCAAGGAGGAACCCTGCCAATATCGGCGCGCAGCCTTTCGCTATGTCATTTATGATCTCTCGTTTCATTTCAGTCTTGCTTTTTTGTTCTTACCCGTTTAAGTCGTCCTCTAACCCAACCTTCTGGCTGCTCGCCCTCGAAATAATGCGCCTCTTTTTCTCCATTATTATACCAAGGTTTATTATATTGTGGGCTATTTTTGCCAGATCTTTTAAGGCTCATTTTTTTTCTCGCCTCTTCGGTGTGTTTCTTCCCAAAGAAGTGGTTTTTCTCGCCACGATTCATCTCAGATAGTCTCTTCTTTACCTCTTCAGAATGTGTCTTCCCTTTGTTGGCCTCACTTATTTTTCGTTTAGTTTCCTCAGTATGATGTTTGCCATAAAAAGGATTTTTTTCTCCTAAGCAGACCTCTCTCATTTTCTCACGAAACTCCTCTGTCCCAGGGACACCTTTGTTCCAAGGCACACGACCTTTGTGATGTGTGCTCATGTGTTCAAAAGGCTTAATAAAAATAAGCTCAGATGCAGGCCTATTATAGTAAAGGCCCATTTCAATCAATTGCTTGTTTGTGAGGTTCTCATCGGATTCTCTCCTGTGATGGCAATGCCATGTCTTTGTGTCTGCTATTGCCTCTTCATAATTCTCAATGAGCCTCACGTCCTCACAACAATATCGTTTCGTTGTCTTTACGCAAATCATACTAACCGATTTTTAAATTTTAGCCATTCTTTTTCATCGCTGTACTCACTTGTTCTTTTACCTGATGTAGTAAAGAGCCGCCCTGTCGTCCAACCTGGTACGCCCGGACAAATCTTGCCCGATATATCCCAGTGTCTCACCACCCTCTCAATGGGAATATTATATTTCTTCATGAGAATCTTGGCAAGTCTCACAGCGTTGTCAAGTGCCGCCTCGGTAAAATACCAACCCTCATGGTTGGGTACTGCGGCGCTTGTGCCAGGCTTGAGGTTCGAGCAGATCTCAATTGAGATTGTGTTTCGGTTCGCGCCGTCAAGGCATTTCACGACACCTGTCTTTGGGTCGCCAACTGCCCAGCAATAATAGTTCTTGAGGTCGGGGTTGAACTGAACCATGTCGCGGTCATCGACCGCAAAGTCCGCGCTTGCACGTCTGGCTTCAAAGACTTTCTTCACGCCTCTTGCACGGCCAGGAGCACTGCTGCCACCAGCCGTATAGTGTATTGCGAGATATCTTATTGAGCGCCCCTTCGACTTTGTGATATGGACGTTCAAAGGCATATACACAACACTTGGATCAACGCACTTCGAGTTAGATGTTGTGGTGCTCATCACGCCAAGCGCAGCCCATGTCTTTTCGCCGACTATGCCGTCGGCTTCGAGGTCGTGAACTTCTTGATACATCTTCACGGCAGTCTCGGTTCTTGAACCGAACTCGCCGTCGATTGTCACCTTGTGACCTTCAACATTCAGCAAGTGCTGCAATGCTACCACGTCGTCGCCCTTGTCGCCTTTTCTCAGTGTCTTCATTTCTCTTCTTTTTTATCGGTTATTTCCTGTAGTGCCTTAAGCAGTTCCGTTGCCTCGCTCTGGCGCAAGCCTTGGAAAAGAGCATAGATGCTCTTCAACGCTTTCTTGTCGGCCTTCGCATCGGCCTTCTCACGAACGCTGATGAGCTCCACGACACAATTGAACACACCGATGATGATAGCAAACACCGGCACGCCAAGCAGCCATTTCCAACCAAGCGTCTCCCATAACCTGCCCATATGCACAAGCACGTCGATACCGTAGCAGATCAAAATGCTGCCCAAATACGTTATCGCTTTCAATGTCGTCCTCTGAAGGCCGAAGCTAGTCCTTGCCTCGCCTCTTAATTTCGCTTTATAAATTCCACTGGCTAAATCTATGGACATCGCCACAATAACAACGATGCTGACAACGGCCGTGATTTGGCTCAGCGGTCCTAACCATGTACTTTCCATCTTCGTTTGTCATTTTATCTAACAAAGTTAATCCCCACTATCCCCATCGTCCTTTTATATCTTAACACAAGACAAAAAAAAGGCAGCCACCCTTTGGCGGCCACCTCATCACACTTGCAATATTGGGTTATAAGACTTCGATAATCTTGCGCATTACATAGCCTTGCAGGTATGCGGCTTCTTCGCTCTCATAATCTACACCATAATAGTTGATGATTGTGTTTACTATGTGGTGTATCTCATGAACAAGAGTGTCCCACCATTGTTCCCTGCTGCTTGCATGGCTTATGCACACCACGCTCATGCGCAGGTCGCTGTTAGAGTAGGTGAAGCCCTTATTCACTCCCAGGATCACGCGGCATGCCCTGGCAATCTCCCTTCGGCTTGCGCCAAGTGCTTCGAGCCAGTCGCCCACCTCCTCGACATCGTCTTCCCCAATGTCGTAGGCGAAGACAAAAGCCCACTTCTTTACTATGTCTATGTAGTGCTTCGTCATAGCACGCGCTCCCAGGGAATGACAATGCCCTTTCGTGCACAGTCAGCAAGATAGCGGTTGAAGGCGATACCATCATAGCCATCTTCGTCGTCCAGCACGTCCTTGATATAGAGCGCCACATGCATCTCATCGTTGATGCTGCTGCCATAATAGTCTGCCTTGCACATGTTGGCCACATACACTGCATCATATAGCGCATCGTTCTCAATCTTCACACCGGCATTCTTCAGCAGGCTGTCCACTTCCTGTTTGCCCCAGGCATTCAGCCTCGACACCTTGCCGCTCTCGTCCTTCTTCCACATCTTGTTGCAGGCCCATTCGCACAACGCCTTGCTGAAGTGTGGCCCATTATAGCGCAGGTAGTTCACCATAGCCTCAGGCTTAATGTCATATTGTGTCAAATCCATCTTCTCCATAGTCTTGCTGTTTTTAAAAAAGGGTGAGGTTTGGCCTCACCCTAATTGTGAATTATGCATTATGAATTGTGCATTGATTAGTATCCATAACGGCCTCCGTCACGATAGCGGCCACCACGGCGATAGTGCATTTCATCACGGTACATGCCACGCTCGTCTCAGCGTGCTTTCACTAACCTTATACTTCGCTGTCACTACAGCAATAGCATATTCCTTTTTATGTCCCTCGTCAATCAGTTTGCAGTATTCGTCGCACATTCCCACACGCTTGTAATCGTCGAGCAAAATGTCACAATCTGAAAGACGTTTCAACATCTCCCCACAAAATCTTACCAAATCTATTGCAAGCATAATATTATTTTATTACCTTTGCATACCACAACAGATATGCCATTTTTAAACAAAGAGCCCAGTTCCCTGAGCCGAGGACTTCACGTCCCCTGCACTCCAGGGAGCTGGGTTCATGTCTGTTGTGGTAGATAGATTTGAATGTGCAGGGGACGTTTTTTACTCCCCTAAAGGGCAGAGGCGACAGGGGTCGCCTCTTTTTTTACTGCTCTTCCAATGCATTAATTTCTGCCCGCATTGCATTGCGCTCTGCTACAAGGGTTGCAACATCGTAGGGCATTGGCTCGTTTGTGAGTTGAGCCTCGGCACACTTGATGATTTTGTAATCGCCTTGTGCGAGTTGGTCTTTCAATGCCCAAATTCTCGCCTCACGTTCCTGTTGTGCGATTTCCTCTGCGGTTGGTGTCGGTGGCACGACCTCAGTCCACCCAGCCTCTTGCAGTTGCTCTTTCGTTGGGTTGAGGATAACTCTGCCATCAACCACTATCTTCTTTCCGCTTATTGTTGTAGTTCCGTTTGTGTACATATTATTTATTATTATGTGGGTCTTTGACTAATTGGTTTGATAATGCTTGCATAGGTTGACCAGTTGGTTGCACTTTTATATGCGCTTAAACTTGCATCAGGGACATAGATGCTTTTTAATGCAGAACACCCATTAAATCCTGCGCCCGCAAGTCTTGGGGGTGTTGTTGCTTCAACTATAATTTCTTGTAAAGATGTACAACTACCGAATGCCATATACTCAATATAAGCCACTTGAGATGGTATTGTAACAGTTGTTAATGCAGTACACCCAGAGCAAAAACTTTCATCAATGCGAACTAAACCACTCCCAAAATCAATATGTGTAAGTGCAGTATTCCCACGAAGGAAGCTGTACTCCCTACTTGTTGAAGAACGCACAGTATCTGGGATTGTCACTGACTTGAATTTTGTTAGATATAGCGCATATTGTCTTAGTTTTGTAACTCCACTTGGGAAAACAAATTCATCCATACCAGTATCTCCAGTTATTACAGCAGAAAGTATTGCTTCCCAATCAATTGCTGAGCCGCTTTTTGCGCCCATCCTTCTCATCATTAATTCTGTCACTGTGCTTGCCATACCTTAATACTTGCATAAAAGTTACTACCATACTTATTAATCATAATCTCAACATAGTCACCAGTGTTGATGGTCGGCTCATCGTCAACAATAACACCAGTGGGGAACGTGATGCTGATATTATCTGCTCCTGCGATGAAACGCAGGGCATAGAAGTTGAGTGCGTTGCTGACCAAACCATTGGTTGCGTCCAATGAAGGAATAGTCAAAGCAGAGGACACAGTGCCGAAGTCATAGAACTTGTTGGCTTTTAATGAGCCTGATGAGTAGGTTTCTTCAACTATGTATGCGTTGTCGTGGAAAAGTTTAGATGTTATAAGGCTAGAAGTTGTAGTGCCTCCACTATCTATATTCGCTTGCGTGACTGAGCCATAGGTGGTATTTGTATCAATCTGTCCTATACTTGTCCATCTATCATTAGTACTATCATATACAAATTCACCATAATCGCCCTGCCCGAAATCATATACTGTCAGCCTTGTAGGTATACGAAATTGATTAGCGGTAGAATATTTAACCGTATATGCTGCAATAGCGTTTGTTGTTGTACCAGATGCTAATGTAAGTTGTATGCTTCCACTTTGATAGGTCAAGCGATTAAAATGGATTAATATCCTTTGCCCATCTACCAATGTGTCAAATGGTGCAACACCTGTAATTATCGCCACATTTTCTGTCCTCGTGTCCTCGATAATAGGACAGAAACTAGGTGTTAATAAATCAATATTACCACTACCCACCATAGATGTTCCGTTAACAGTCTTTATGCTTTGGTGTTGCGTCAAATACCCAGCATCGTTGGTGAATGCACTTACATTGGTAGGCACTGTGGGAATCGTAGGCTTGTTCTTGATATAGTCTTTCGCCGTTGTCGTGGTCTGGCTCCAATCCGCCTGTATCTGCGCATCAGGAATGGTAGGCTTATTATTCAAGTCATTGTAGTTGCCACTTGTCGCAACAGTCGCAAGGCTCGGCTTGTTCTTGATGTAGTCATCAGCAGTAGAGTCACTCTGATTCCAGTCACTCTGAACAGCACTACCGCCACCGCCTTGTATGTTGATGTTACCACTGCCAAGCAAGCTCTGATTATTGATGGTCTTGATGTTCGTGCCGCTGACCAAAGTGGCCTGCTTCCCTGCAAGTGCCGTGTACACACCACCACTCTTTACGCCTTTCTCGCTATTCGCCTCGGGAGCATTGTCCTTCGCTTCCTCATCAATGACCACCTCTGCCGTCTCATAGTTGATGCACGCAGTCTCCTTGTGCCTGCACCACACATCATAGTCGCAACCTATCCTGTATATCTTGATTAACTTGCGAGTCGTGTCAATGCCGTAGATGCTGAACAGGTCTTGTGACTTCTCATCCACCACTCTCGCACAGTCTTGGTTGCTTGCGTCTGTGCCACCTGTGGCTGCGCTCAATACTACTTGGTTGATAGTGCTGCCGTTCACAGTCCTCACAATCTTGCCGCAATAGTCCCTATGTGTATGACCAGTTAACCAAGCTATAAACTTGCCGCCGTTTGCGATAAAGTTTGTGACAATTTCAACAACATCTGAATGTGATGCTACACCCTCAATGGTAAATTCTGATGTGAAAGGAAAATCAAAAAGCTCTATGCTTGAAGGTATATAATGATAGGCGACAATCACTTCATACTCATATGCAGCACTGCTTGAGTCAAGGGTCTCTGCCAATCTCGCAGCAAACCATGTGTTCTGCTCACTGCTCTGCGAGGTGGAATGCGCCATCGCGTCTAGCACTATGAGCCTTATATTCTTGCTTGCAAAATCTTTATAATAATAGCATCTATCATTCACTGATGTTATCCCCCAACCTGTTGCAAATGGGGCAATGAACCTGTTATAGCAGTCAGTTCCTTGATGCCCTGTCCAATTCCAACCACCTTCATAGTGGGCCGTGTCGTGATTGCCTATGGCTATCATTGTGTCTGTAAACAATGTGCCGTCAAAATCATTCAGATTGTATGCCTGATACATCACGTCTCCTGTATGCAACTTGGTGTCGATGCCGTAATAGCTGCAGAACTCATTGAACCTCGCCATGTTATCATCATCGCCATGGGTGTCAGTGATGTGCGCCATTGTCAGCACTGTGGCAAAACCATCGGCCTTTACAAGAGACACGTTGTTGAGTATGTTCTTTGCGCCAGGATTGAGGTAGATTATATCAGTCGTGTCGACAGGAACGGGCGTGCCGCCACCACCTCTAATCTTCGTTATCACACATGAAGGGGTCGCATAGGAGAACGAACCTCTTGTCTTGTTGTTGAGACATAGCTTAACAGCCCCTTCTGGAATGTCGCTCGGTTTAAGAGAGAGGTTGTATATGTTCTCAAGATATGTGTAGTCCGAAGTATCCGCAATACCCACTATCTTGTTAAGCGAATCTACAAAGAAATACGCGACGGCCTGGTAGTGCTCCGCAGTGGCCCAATGCCCTTTACAGGAAAACTCTATCTTCGTGAAACCCTGTGTCAAATCAACGTCAAGACAATCATAATCGCTGTTTGCTCCACCTCCCTTGGGAGGGCAGTTATCTCCTATGGTATGGTTGTCATTGGTGTTGTAGTACTTGTGCTGTGTCCACTCTGGCACCTCTTCAACATACACGTCTTCCTCAAGTTTGTCGATCCTGTCGTTAACCATTTCAACCCCCTCTTCAACTTCTTCAATGCGCCTGAGCTCCTCACTGTAATAGTGCGTCACGGCGAATGCCTCAAGGGCCTCTTCATCGTTTACACTGTTGATGTACACATATCCGTCCACATTGGCGACCAACTCCACAGGATTGGCTGTGGTGTCCTCCCTGCTTGCAGCAACTGCTATCACCACATTGTTGCGGTCAGTTACGCAATAGGCCCTGCCACTATAACCACCCCTGCTGGCTACCACGACCTTGTCGCCTTTTACAACGGTCAGCTTCATGCAGCATGCTGCGCCATAATGCAGCTCACCTGTGATTGTCTCGCCCACATTGACATTTGACACATACAGGTATCCCTCAGTCAGGTCGCTCTCGTCATAAGTGGCGCTCCCGAGCTCATACGCCTCAACGCTCTCTAACCGCTGATTAAACAGATAGCCCTGCTTCGCGCTCAACACCTTAGCGGCATTGTTTGTATTAAGGTTGTCTGCAATGTCACTCTTGGGGACAAGAGTAGCGATATCTGACTCATGTTCGCTCACGGTGACATAGTTCGTCAAGTCCACATCATCAGGACCGCCAGTCAAACCAGTGTTGCCGTTCCACACGCCTGCGGTGTCACAGCGATACACAGCAGCAGGGAACGAGTCGCCAACAAGCGCCCACATGCCCACTTCAGGATCAGGCCATGCATTGCTAAGCGCTGTGCCTGTAGGGAAAAGTCCCAGGCACGGTTGTCTTATGCGCTTGGCTCTTAAATCTCCTGCAACCGTCAGGTTGTTTTGAATATAAACGTCGCCGTCAAACTCGGCCACATCTCTTGCCGCTGTGTCTATGGGCATGGTGGCAGGGAGCCACTCACGCTCATACACGTTCCAATTGTAGCGAGTGCCGTTAATAGACACATAGTCGCCCTCCGTGCCGCCTGTGGGGTATTCTGCCCACACAGCTGCTACACTTGTAAAAGTCCCTAAATCATGTGGATCTGTTGGCATAAATCTATGTTCTGTTTGTTGCGTTGTCAACACAACTGATTATGAATTATCTGAAATCTGTGCAAGTTCTTTCGCTGTCGCAAGCATGGCGCTTGCCACGTCACCATCGCCCAGGCTCAACGCTGCCAGGTAAGCAGTGTAGTAAACCACAGCACGCCTCAGCTTCTCGCAAATGTCAATCTTGTTGTTCCTTATCTTGGGGATAGGAATATAACGAGCACGCTTAATGTGGGCACTCGAACCGCTGTAGCAGCAGAAGAATTCCAACACAAGGCCACTCGGCTCCTGAACTATCGCCACCACAGGCTTCTGCGGGTTGCCTCTCACACCGGCATAACGGCTGTGCTGCAACTGATACATAGGGTCGGTCTCGGTGATCGCCTCGGTAACAGCATAGCTCCAATCGGTCATCTGATAGGTTACAAGCCGCAGAAAGTCATCAGGAAGATGGACATGGCCTGCGCCATAACCCGCCTGACTCTCCCATGCGATATTGTCGCCAAAAGCCCTGCCCGAGTCAAGCATGTAGGCAGGAGCGTTCTGCTCTATCACCATAGCGGCATCCACAACCTTGCTTTCGACAATCTCGTCAAGCTTCAGCGTGTCCACATCGCCAAGCCCACTAAGGGCTGCGCTGCTTACATTCTCGTCAAGCGCAACCTTCGCCTCCTGTACTATATCACTTACGTTATATTCCATGTCAATAGGTTACTCAAAACTAAACTCAATACCATTAGCTGCTGCCGCATCCTCAATCTGCTTGCGACTGCGGAGCTTCGTGCGACTGATGCCGAAGTTGTCGGCAAGGTAAGCCTTAGCGTCATCAAGGCTCGCCATCTTCATTGTCTTGACCTTGGCTTCTTCAACCTCGACTGGAGCTTCTGCAACTGGCTCCTCTTCTTTATAATTGACATCAATCTTGAAGAGCTTGCCAAACTTGTAGTGTTTCTCAATTGCCTTCTGCAAGTCTTCATTGTTGGTGATGAGCATGCTGCCACCACCAGTCAGAGGAGCAAACGACACATGGTAACTCTTGCCGCTGGGAAGCACCACATTAAATGCCACATGGCTGTATGCTATATATTTCTTTGTCATAACTTTCTTGTCTTGTTTGTTGTGTTGTCAACGCAACTCATTACTCATAACTCAAAACTCATAACTAAGAAAGGACGGGCGCTATGCCCGCCCTCTCGGTATTATTGTTTATGGAATCCTCAATTAGGGCTCAGTAGGAGCCTGTGCAAGACGCAGACGAGCGTGAGCCTTAGCATAACGCAAGTACAGACAAGCAACCTCCTGGAGAACTACAGCGTCGGTGTTGCGAACACCAGCCTTCTTCAGGTCAAGCACGTTGCGAGTCCAACTAACGTGAGTCTTCTTGCTCAAGTACTCTGGGTCGAGTGCGAAGCCGCAGTCGCTCATACCATTGGCATCAAAGAGCTCATGGTGGATAGTAAGCACCTCACCAAAATCGGTGTCCCACGATTTGAACTTGAGGTTCCAAACCTCTACAGTGTCTTTCAAGCGGAACTTGTCGCTCTTGATCTTAGAGAATGCAGAAAGCATGTCTGAACCGCAGAACAAGATCTTGCGCTTGTTGCCAATCCCGGTGCCTACAAAGAGGTCCTTGGTAATGTCAACGAGGTTCTCGTCGCTGATAACAGCACAGTTCTTGTCGCTGTCCCATTCGCCAACGACGATGTCCTTGCCAGCCATGTACCAAATACCACCAGTGAACCAGGTAGCCATGCCGTCCTTGGTAACGTGATGGTGAACGTGGCGGTCACCAAAGAGATAGGTATTCTCTTGCGCGAGACGCATGTCATAGATACCGTCTTCCTCAAGGTCGCTGAAGTTCCAATCTACTTCCTTGGCGGCAATCTTGTCAAAGGTAGACTGCTCTACTTGGATCATAAAGTTTTGACAGAATTGAGTTTCAGCAGTTGGAATGTTGTTGAAACGACCCGTTTGCACGTCCAATTCGCCGGCCGCTTTGCCCATGCGGACCAAGGTGGTGCCACTCTCAATAGCAGGAACTAGAATGGACTGACCTGCACTGTTCTTGCTACCATTGACAGCATAAACAACAGGCTGTGACGTCGAGGCATCACGACCGCAAACGCAAAGCACCAAATCGGGGATAAGCTCTGGTGAGGTTTGGTATTTGGGAATGCTGCTATAAGCAACACCATCGGCATTAGTGATACCTGCTTTGCCTACCACGCGGATAGTGTCGTCAAGGGTGAACATGTTGGGGTCTGTAACCTTTAATACCACACTGGCAGCAGAACTGGCCTGTGCAGACATCGCCTCACTAGTTTGGCAACTAATTGGACGGGTACCTACGCTGTAGTACTTAACCTCAAACGAGCTGCTTGGAGAAGATTTTGCATAACGCGAAATCTGGTCAATAGGAGTAGCCATTGGGCGAATCTTGGTGATTCGCTTGTCAATTTCCTTGCTGTACATCTCAGCATCACCTTCGGCACGACCTGCGGTCTCAGTGGCAATGCCACCAGGGCCTCTATGGCCGCTAGGGGTCTGGCGACTGCCATCGGCTTGTCCATTGGCATTGAGCGAAACAACATCGCCACCATCACCGCCAGTAGTCTTACCAGCATCGTCTAAGGTACTGGCAGCTGCCATCATCACACCTGAATGAGCACCAACGAGGACGCTCACCAGGGTCAGCACGAAGCTGAACATAAACTTAAAATACTTCTTCATCTTAAAAAAACAATTAAATTATTACCTAAATTATGAATATTATAATCCTACATCGTTCTTGCGCTTGGTGCGGTCAATTCGCATTATCGCGTTGCGGTCAGCGTTTGACTCGCGCTCTATGCGCATTCTTTCTCTCGCGATAGCCTCTTGCATGCGCTGTTCGCGACGCTCCTCGGCATTGCGGTAACCACCACGCTGCCATATGTTCTGGTAGTCATCATCATATTTCGACAAAGCTGGGCCTATGGACTCATCGACAGGTTGTATGGTAGTGTCTTCCACTAGAATGCGTTCGCCAGTCTGAGGATCAATGCGCCACATTCTGTGTGCAAGCCTTTCTGTTGGCTTGGGTCTTGGCTCTAATCGCTGCATGTTTCCATCAAGGCGATTGCCAAGGTGCTCTGTATTATATTCTGCGACTTGCGATGCAGCATTACGTTCTATGCTTTGCTCTGGTTGGATGTTCCTTGTCACAGTCGCATTACCTCTCACAGTTACATCGGGCAAGGTCTTCGCAACAGGCCTATTCTCGCCATTTGGGCCTACATCATGCCATGTTTCACTCGCACCAGTACGACGGTCAGTAACGGTTCTATCCATCGCAAGTCTCTGTCTATTATCGTTTGCCATAACTCAAAACTGATTACTGATTACTATACTTAACTCGTTTCTCGCCACCTCTTGTCCAGATGTCGTCGCCGTTGGCGAAGTTGTCAAGAGCTCCAAGGCTTGGCTGTGGCTCACGGTTGCCCGAACTTCCGTTGCGCCCGTTCAATGCAGCTGTGCCGTCACCTGACTTGCGGCTGCGAAGGCGCTCATCAATCTTGGCGTTACGGCCGCGAACCTCGCCTTCCAGGTTCGCTTCCTCTACTGCTCCGTCATAGTTGAGAGCCTTCAGCGCAAGGTCCATGCTCGACTCGCTGAACTTGCCCACCACTGCATCGGTGGCAATTGAAACGAGCATCGCCATCACCTCGTCAACCTGGTCATCACTCAGGCCGTTCTTCTGTTGGAACTCATCCAGGGCGGCCTTGGTGTCAACCAGGTTCTGCTGATACTGCTCCTCGAGTTCTTTCTCTTTAGCAACGCGCTCAACATATTCCTTGTTGGCCTCGGCAAACTTGTCCTGCCACTCGGGGTCTTCGAGTCGGTCCTTGATGTCGGTGCCGAACATTCTGACGAGCTCAACGGTTGGATCACCACCCTCACGCCAGTTGTTGAGGAAGTAGGCGCTGCGGGGATCGGCCGAGAACATGTCGGCAAACTTCTGCTCGCGCTCCTTGTAACCACTCAACTGACTGTCGTAATCATCGTAATCATCGGAAATACGACCGAACATCACCTCATCATCACTGAAGTCCATGTCGGGATATTTCGACGAAAGGCGCTCGCTCATGCTTTCGCGCTTTGACTTAACTAGTTGATTATCATCTTTTGCCATAATACTTTTTGTACTTTAAATATTTTATGTCACAAAAATAACCACCTCTCCCACCCCCACATCTTTATCTTTTAACACACATTCATTAATTTTGTACTATATGAAACCCACAGGCTCCCACTTTGAATACGAAGCACAGCGCGACGACAACCTCATGCAATGTTACCATGAGTTGCTTAGCAGCGCCGAGTTCGTGCGCATGCCCGAGATCTACCGGCAGGTGGTCGACATGCCGGCACAACGGTTCTGGGTGAGCGAAGAGAGGGCTGCTATTGTGATTTCATCTATGATGAGAGGCGACAAGCTCGAGAACATGCGCCCTCTCAAAAGGGAGATGTACAACGAAATCTACCGTCGGGCCATGGCGCTCCGTGAGGAAGATCCCACGCTGCCCATATCGCAGCTGGTGGCGCAGGTGGTCGAGCAGCCTGCACCCAAGTTCTACCTCACTCCAGGCTCGGCAAAAGTGTTAATCTGTAAAATCCGTAAAGAATGGTATTATCAGCGCACCAAACGAAGACTGCGACATTGCTTCTAAGTCTCGCATTATTTATATTGTCGTTTTTCGATGCACCACAGCAATGCATGCTGCAACCTGGTTGTGGCATCACAGGACGGCTGTGCTACCACTTCTTCCATGCCAATGTATTCCACGCCATCTGCAATATATGGTGTCTCTTGGCATTGGCATTCTATTATGATATAGAAGATTGGGAACTGCTGCTAGCATTCATCATAGCTGCCACCGTGCCTGCATTCGAGGCTCCTGCCATTGGCTTCTCAGGAGTCTGTTTCGCACTCATGGGCATTGTATACCACAAGGTGGCACGCAAGCGCTATTACCTTTCCTGGATCATCCCCATTGTCGCTGTGGGCTTCATCATCCCAGGCATGGCAGCAATGCTGCACTTCTACTGCTTTATTATCGGCATCACTGCCGCACTTGTTTATTCTCTTTTTAAGCATGAAGGAAATCGATAAGATATTGAAGGAGAACGAGGCGCGCATAGCTCGCATCAACACCAAGTTCAACCCCATCACTGGTGAGGGCTCCACTGGTGAGCGCTTCCTGCTGACTATCGATGACTTTCCCATACGCAACCAATGGCTGCCTGTCGCCATGCGCGACATCCCTCTTGTGAAGCAACTCAAGGAGTGCGGCACAGTCCGTCAGTTCCTTATCGAGCTCACAGGGCAGGCCACATACACCGACAGGCAGAAGGTCATCGAGCAGTTCACGCGCGTACGTTTCCGTCATGACTTCGCCTTCTGGGCTGCCGCCTATGTGAAGATTCAATCCAAGATTCCTGGTGAGGGCGAAATTCTTTTCCGTCTCACAAGGCCCCAACGCAAGTTCGTTGAGGCTCTAGAGGAGAAGCGCACTAACAACCAACCCATCCGTTTCGTGCTCCTGAAGGCCAGGCAGTGGGGAGGCTCCACCACGTCACAACTCTATATGATGTGGCTCCAGGTGGTCCACAAGGTGGGCCTCAATAGCGTAATCGTCTCGCAAACCAAAAAGACTTCCTTCGCCATCAAGGCGATGTTTGACCGAGCGCTCAATGCTTATCCTGCCGAGTTCCTCCACAAGATGGGCGAGGCCTACGACCCAGGCGAGAAACGAATAGAGAATGTGGGTCTCAGTGGCGACTACAAGCGTGTGCCCTCACGCGACTGCACAATCACAGTGGCTTCCTATGAGTCCCCCGATGCTCTCCGTGGTGATGCCTATGCCTTGGTGCATTGCTCCGAGGTGGGCCTTTGGGCTCCAACCGAGAAGAAGACTCCCGAGTCAGTCGTGCGTGCAGCATGCTCTGGTGTTGTCTATCGCCCTTACACCATGATAATCTATGAGTCTACGGCCAACGGCACCGGCAACTTCTTCCACCGTGAATATGAGGAAGCGAAGGCTGGACGCTCGCAGTTCTCTGCACTCTTCATCGCATGGTATGATATCGACTTGTACTCAATACCTTTTGAGTCTGATGAGGAGCGCGAGATCTTCGCCCGATGGCTCTACAAGAACCGTAATAACGACACCATAATCTCCAACCGTGAGGAACCAGGCAAGTACCTGTGGTGGCTGTGGGAGCAGGGTGCCACGCTCGAGGCAATCAATTGGTATGTCACCGAGCGCCGTGGAAAGAGTGACCATGGGGTGATGGCGAGTGAGTACCCGAGCGACGATGTCGAAGCGTTCGTCCATTCGGGCGAGATGGTGTTCGACCGATACAAGGTTGAGGAGTTCAGGAGCGCCTGCCGTCCACCTCGTTACATCGGCGAAGTCTATGCCGACGGTGATGAAGGAGAGGACGCATTGGCTAACCTTCGTTTCAACGAGGATGAGCAAGGCAAGCTGTGGGTGTGGGAGCAGCCCGAGATTCCTGGACCTGACGAGAAAGAGATAATCACCGACCGATACCTGACAGTTGTCGACATCGGTGGACGTTCCTCTAAGGCCGACTGGTCAGTGATAGTTGTCTTCGACCGCCTCTTCATGATGGATGCTGAGCGCCCTTCGGTGGTGGCTCAGTGGTACGGACACATCGACATGGATATCCTGGCATGGAAGGCTGCGCAGATTGCAGCCTACTATGACAACTCGCTGCTGGTAATCGAGAGCAACACGCTCGAGACTCACGACCCAGAGCGCCAGGTCGACGGCGACCAATCTCACTACATCCTAAACCAAATCAAGAATGTCTATGAGAACCTCTATGCACGCAAGCAGTCCGAGGAGGAGATTCGAGAAGGCGCCCCACGCAAGTATGGCTTCCACACCAACACCGCTACCAAGCCTGTCATAATATCCACTCTCGTTAAAGTGGTGCGCGACCACCTCTATACCGAGCGCGACGAGCGCTGCCTCGACGAGATGCTCACCTATGAGCGCAAGCAGAACGGTGCCTATGGTGCCATCGTGGGACGTCATGACGACTTGCTGATGACCCGCGCCATCGGTCTCCACATCTGCTTCCGCGAGATGGAGATTCCCAAGATCGTCACACGCAACCAACTCTATATCAAGAAACGCAAGGCAGTATCTGCCGCGACAATATAATCATTAACCATGCAATATTATAACATGAATTTTCTCCAGAAACTGAAGATGCGCCTCATGTACCGTGAGGCTATCCGTAAAGCCGACAAGGCGCACGCCGATGACGGCGGCCGTTATTATGTCCTTCCTTCAGCCGAAGGCAAGTTACTAATCATGGACAAGAAGAATTTCCGCATCCTCAAGCGCAAGCACTACATCAGCAGCAAGGCAACCGTCCAGGACATGCTCAATGAGTGCTTCTACTTCACACCCTACTGCAACGGCGACTGCGCCATCACGGCCGAGATCCTCGCCATCAAGCGCAAGCAGTACCTCTCCTGGTGCGAGGCATTCCACAAAATAAAAAAGTCCCGTCGCAAGACGAGACTCAAAACTAAAAACTGACAACTCACAACTCATAACTCACAACTATCCACGCATCATCTGGTATGCCTGGTTCACGGCATCCATATTAGCGCCTTGCTGTGACTGCTGGAGCAACTCGGGGTTGACACCTTGAGGCACTTGGCCTTGCGCCATCTGCTCCTGCTGACTCTGCAAGTCTTGGATCAAAGCGTCGGCAAACGGGAAGTCGCCATGCTCAAGCAGCTGCACCAGGCTCAGCTGACCAGCCTGCCAGAACTGAAGCAGATAGTCGTTCATCGTCTGGCGATACACAGGTGTCGATGTACTCTCCACAATGCTGATGTCCCACTCAACATCTCTGATGCGCTCGGGGTCTTCAATGGGTCGGCCATACTCGCCTGCAATGTTGAAGTAGCGCTCATCGTCATAGTACTGCTGAATGTTCTTCACATCCTTATAGGCAGCATCACGCACGAAGTCGCTGAAGGTGTCAAGCAGGTCAAGAAGCGACATGGTGGCATTCTGGGTCTGTTGGGCATAGAGCGTGCCACTGGTGCCGCTATATCCCATTTTGCCTTGCAGTGCTCCGTTCACACCGCTGATGTCCTCAAACATCTTCAACTGCAACTGCAGCAGCTCGGTGATGCCTATGTTGGTGGCGTTGTTGGCTACCTGCTGTGGCATGGGCACTCCGTTCTTGGTCTTGATGGCAATGACACCATTGAACCTCGACCACTCGTCGGCGATCTCCTCGATGTCCATACTGCCTATTGATTCCTCAGGTACCAGGAGCACACCCTTGCTTGAAGCACGCATTATCCAATCATACATGGTGTACAGCCTGTTGGTGTAGCGCTGTTGGTCAATGACGTCTGCAACGAAACTGTGAATCTCGCCGTCGATGAAGGGATACATGACAAAGGCATAGGGGTGGCTCTTGTGAGCATATGGGGTCTCACCTTCCTTCAGGATGTCACCGAATGGAGTAAGGTAGTAATAATACCAATAACTGTCCATGAACCATTCTGCCTCAATCAGTGGGATGTCGTCCTCGGCCATGCCGGCGGCAACACCCTTGGCAATGCGCTCGGCATTCACGGCATCTACCATGGTCTTCTTGTCGCTAAGCTCTATCTTGTACACCTCACCAGTGTTGTAGTCATGGCAGCGCCATCTGGGCTTGCTCTCCTTGCGCCACACCTCAATCACGCGGCAACGGTCGGGCTGACTAGTGAAGAGGAAGTCGTAGTTCTCAAGCCTGGAGTAACCGAACTGCTCACAGTTCTGGCGAAGCAGGTGACGGCTGTGCGAGGCACGGTAGATGTCACGAAGCCTGCGATAGTCCTCGGGGCTCTCGGCAAACATCTCGCACAGGTCCCCGAAGCCCACATCATGCACCTCACCGAGCAGGCTCACGTCCCATCCCCTGAAGTCGCGCATATTGTTGTCGATGAAGAAGCAGTTGGGATGCACTGCCTCGGTCCAGCAGTCAAGCTTGTCGCGCTTCCATCCGTACCACTTGTGATGTACTACGAAGCCACTAATCAAGAACTCCTCCATGCTTCGGGCATACATGCCCTGCATCCTGTTCAGCTGCATGTTGTACTGCAGCACGGTGCTCATGGTCTCGCCGAGCTTCTGCTCATCACGGTCTCGGGCCGTGCAGGTGGGTTCCTTGCTCTGGCTTCGGTACACACCGAGCACGTTCTTCATCAGGCGACGTATGAGGTTGGTCTTCAGCGGCACATTGCCCTGACTCTTGATGTACTCCTCCTCGGTCATGGTCTTGCCCTCTACAGTGACGTAGTCGCCCCATTGGTCACCATAGGCATAACGGCGGTTGCGCTTGCGCTCCTTCCTGAACTTGCCCATGTTGTCCCAGCATTGCTGCGCTTCCATAAGCACGTCGAAGGCACGGCGGCCCTCAAACTTCTTACTCCACGCCACGCTGTCCATTTCAAGGTGCTCATCCTGGCTCTTGACGCGGCTTTTACTGAATATTCTTTCTGACATGTCTTTCTACTTTTGCGTTTTTCGCAAAAATAGACCTAACCATCTCTACATCACTTTTATATTTTAACACATAAAAATCCCCCTCTGGTTTAGAGGGGGAAATAGGGGGCTGAGAACTCACAACTCAAGAACTCATTACTCAAAACTCTCAAACTCATCAAACTCGTCGTCTTCGGGTTCTTCCAATGGCTCCTCATCAATCATTTCGGGTTCTTCTTCCTGAAATTCTTCCTGGGGCTCTTCCTGCCACTGCTCTTCAGGTTCTGGCACTTCTTCTTCGCCACCATCTATGATCCCGAAGCTGCGAAGCGCTCCGTCGCGCAATTGACGAATGGAATTCATAATTTCATCCACATTGGCACCCTCATAACCAAGCTGTTTCTTGACATCAGTGATACTCCGGCTAACGCCTTCAAGAGCCTTCTGCAGGCCTATATTGCCCTCCTTCTTTGCTCTCTTTATGGCGGCCTTCAACAAGTTATCATTTACGATGTCCTCGGCCATACGGTGCTTGCTGTAAATCAGTTTTGGGTCGCGGGACTTGTCTACACGTTTGAGTGTCGGGATAAAACTTGGTGGGTTGCCCGTGTCCTCAAACTTGTGGATCTCATCAATCATTTGGTGAAGTTTTGCCATGTACTTGCGTTCTGCTTTTGCTATCTCTTCCTCCGGCAACCCAAGTTCTTTAGCGTCCTTGAGATCCTTCGAAAGTCCATTGAGCTCGTCCATGTACTCGTCCATTATCAAGTATCTCTTGTAACGGTCGCTGTAGTTGAGGAACGACAGCTTCTTGGCATAGTCGAAATAGTCGGTATTGTCGGCCTTCTGATATTTGTCTATATCCTTCTTGGTCTTGTCATACTCCTCCTTGAGGTTGTAGAACTCGTTCATCAGGTTGCGCGACTCCATGCGCTCATCGCTCTGCTTGAGGATACGGTTTGCCAATGGGACATTTCGCCATTCAAACTCACGGTCTCCAAAAGCAGTCTGAGCTGCGCGCATAATCTCCATTATCGAAGAGTAGACGCCACCTGTATAACCTTTAACGAAGTACTCAATCTTCGCTGGATTCCAATTAAGGAAGCCTACCTCGTCCTCAGGATTACGCAGCGTCTTGGCATTGAGCCACTCGGTGAAGTCGACAAGCCACTCACTGGTGTTGCTGAAGGCCTTGGTATACTCGGGATCATCCTTATTCCACTCGTTGTCCTTATAGATTGGGGCTCCACTCCAACCCACGTTGTTGTGGATCTCCCACATAGGTTTTCCCGCTGTTGGAATGAAAGCCGAGAAACCGCCACCTCCTTCGAGGAAGTCAACTGGCAACAACTGACTGAACTGAGCCGTTGTTTCCTTCGCCAACTCCCATTTGTCAGGATAGCGCTCATTGCCACTTATTGCGCTGTACATCAACTCACCGAAGCCGAATATTGCACGGTATTCAACCGGCAATGGAATGCAGAGCCATGTGCCTTGCATATACTTGTCAACGGTAGTGTTCTTTGTCTTGTCGGCAATCCATCCAGGTAGGTAGATACAAAGGTTGCTTCTGCGTACATATGGCGGCAGGTTGTAATAAGCGTTCTTGTCATCATCATCACCGTCGCCCGCACCCATCATGGCTGCTAGCATTGGCTGCATAATACCCATCGTCAGCAGGGCTCCAATGCCTGCACTCGACTTGTATGGGTGACGCTTCAGGCTCCTTCCCACGTTGGTCATGCCCTGTACTCCTGCATTAAAGAAGGTGTAGAATGCCCTCGTCAAAGCGGCAATAAGAGAAGCTACATTGCCAACGAACGTTTGGCCTGGTCTAAGGAACATCTTGCCTCCACTGCCCTTCTTGTTGAAGTTTACACTTATCTCCTTGGCGTCATAGGCCGAGCGTTTCACATCCCTACCCATTTCGCGGCTGGTTACAAAGGCGGCAAATCGGGCGCTGTTCTCTATGGCACGGCCAAGCAGCTCATATTGGTCAGCAAGAATTCGTCCTGCCTTCTTTGCGGCTTCGGGGGTGGCAGCGCTCACAACTCTTCTCACGGCTCTTGTCACAGCGTAATTGCCGTTTGGAATTCCAAGTTCCTTATTGATCTTCTTCTTGTAGTCGTCAAGGTCTTGGGCCATGGCATAGCCAGTCTCGCCTCCGTTGAGCATAAACTCTTTGAAGTACTTCTGGTATGGCTTGCTCTCGTCGAGAGTGCCATTCTCCCATCTTCCTAACAAGAAGCGCATGTATGCAGGATTTAACTTGGCATGGTTTGCATGGAAAGCAAGAGCATAGTTCTTGTTCTCTTTGGCCCATACCATTGTGTTCACATAAGCCGTATCACGCGCGAAGTTGCTCACGATGAAGTTGGGGCTATAGGTCGTCATCATAGCACTAAGCGCTCGGTTTACACTATCAACCCAACCGAAGAACTTGTCTTGCCAAGTGTCTGTCGATACATCGGGATTGGTCAAGCCATTCAGCGCCTGCGCTGCCCTGGGGTTGCCGTTGATGGTCAATACCCATGTCTGACCGTTGCGCTTCACAAGCACCTGGTGCTCTTTCTCCATGCCAGGGACAACCCTATATGGGATGTTGGCAGCCTCTCGGCCGTGCTTGTACTTGTCAGGTTCTTGTTCGGCCAACTCTTGCATGCGCTGTTCGAAGTCCTCTATCTTCTGAGATATCACATCGGCGCTGTCTTTGGGATCGATGTCGGCGAAGACGGGTACCCACTCGTCTTTGACTGCATCATACTGCAGCCACAGGTCGCTCACGCTCACTAAGTCGCTTGGATGGTTCTGCACAAAGTTCAGGAACATCTGCTTCATGAGGTTTCTGTTGCCGGTCCTGATGCTGTCGTCACCCATTTTGGCAATGGTGGCGATAGGATCATCAGCCTTCGATGTACGGCCTCCGGCACGCTTCACGATACCACCTCCCAGGAATGGGCCTGCCTTACTAGTAAGGTAACCATATACCTCGTCGCTGGTCGTCTCTTCCCACCCACGCAATGGCACATAGTAGTCAAACATTCCACTTATGCGTTGGTACTCGGCATAACTGAGCATGCCACTCTTGTACTGCTTCTCGAGTGTTTTTTGGGTCGCTGCGTTGATCTTCTTCCACAACTCTTTCGTGTCGTGCTGAGCTTCATAAGCAGCAACCATCTGTTGGGCCTTGACTTCAGCAGCCTGAACATTATCTTCGCCTGTCAAAGCAGTGAGGCCCGAATAGTCATGCTTTCGATTCTCAGCATAGGCTTCTTGGTAGTCGCCACCAGCAGCGGCTGTCTCCTGTGCGTCACGGTCGGCAAGCACCTGGTTGCGCTCCAAGCCATGCTTGGCCATCAGGTAGTTGGTCAAGTCTTCGCGAGCTCTCTCACGTTCACGTCGTTTGCCTTTGCACAGATTGGCTATTTCTCTAAAAATAGGTTGCATATAATCGTGGTCGAATACATGTTGCTCGGCTGCTGTGGTGGGGCTCATAAGGTTCTCAGCAATATATGGGTTCTCATACATGGCCACGTCCTCAATCTTTGTCCAACGGCTACCCATAATGGCCTGCATCAGTTTCTTCAGACCTAGCATCGAGTCTTGCATGGCTTCCACCCATTGCAGCCTGCCGCTGCGCATATACCTCTCATACTGGTCACGCGCGATAGCCCTGTCCCTCGGGGTCACCGAAAACCTGATATCGGGATTACTCCTCGAGAAGTCGCCGTTGTTCTCCGTGGCGGATTTGATTTGGGTGGGAGAGAATACAAGATAATCGTCAACCTCTGTTTTGGTGTATTCAGAATCTCCTTCCACCACATTGCGGATTATCAATCCATCATAGCCATTCTCTTCAGCATATTGAGCCCATTCGTCAGCGCTTCTGCCGTCAATATCTTTCCATAACTTATGTTTAGCATCAATGATTAATGGGTTCTTTATGTCAAGATATACGGCACTGACCCTTTTGGGATCAAACCCCATCCAATCTTCAATCCATTTTCTTGCGAAGTCATTGCTGTTGCTAAACCAAAAACCTTCAGGAGCATACTCTCTATTAAATATGCGGATAGGTAATTGCATTGGTTCAATATCTTCTTCGCCATCTCCCCATTCTTCTTCGGCGATAGCATTGGCATTATAAACCACCAACGGTCTGCCATCCTCATCCACCACCTTGCTGGCGTTCTCTGGGTCGTTCTCCCAATCGCCGAACCAGTTCTTGAAGTTGTCGCTGTAGATCTGCTCGGCAGGCGATGTCGAGAACCTAACACCACTCTCACCAGGCAAGAGCCTATCCTGCATAACTATATCCTCGGCCATTGAGAACACGCCGTCCTCAATCTGACCTGCCTTCCACAGCACATAGCGGGCCTCGTTGTCGGTCATGGTGCCATCTACACCCATGTCGCGAAGGGTGCTGCTCAGGGCATTCTTCACTATGCGCCAGTCGTCCTCAGGCACCTGGGCAAACTTGCCGTTATCGGCAAGGCCCATCAGCCACGACTCGGTGGCAGCACCGAAGTCGTTGCCCATGTCGCGCATGGCAGTCTCCACAATGCCACGGCGAGTCTCGTTGCTCACACCACTGAACACCTTACCGAGCATGGTGTTGTACACACGCTCATCGTCCTTCAATGTGTCCACAGCAGCAGTGGTCGAGAAACGAACTCGGTCTACAATCTTTGCGTCATCCGCATTGAAGATAACGTAGTTCTTGGCTCCATCTTTTCTGCCACCACTCAAGTACTGAGCAGGGTATTCAGTGCCTACAAAACCTGCTTTAGAGAGGATTTCGCTAACGCCCCTTGAGTTGCCAAGTGCATCCCTAAGTCTCTCTGTTATCTCTTTGCCGGCATACTGCTCACGCTCAATAGTATTGGCAAGCTGTTCAAAGCCACCACGCAGCCAGTTGGGACCGTGGGTGTCTCGCTGCAGTAAATTGTCCGGCAATTCCCTTACTACATTCGCTATTCTTCTGCGATGCTTTTTCGGTAGGGTTTCGTCCCAACTGATATAGTTTGTGCCATCATTATCTGGGATATCAACCTCATAGAGATATCTTTGAGTTCCACCCTGCTCAAAGTCTTCTGGATTAAGGCTCTTCAAGAAATTAATCCTTGCATTAAGAACATCTTTTGCCTCGTTTTGGCGTTTCAATGTGGGGTCGCCTTCTTGGAAACGACTGCTATATAATTCTATGTCTTTTAAATTTCTTTCATCGGATTGTATCTCTCTATCAATCAGTTCTTTGGCAGATAGATTTCCACTTTCTAACCCACTTATCACACCTTGTAGAGAACGAGCAACCTCAAATCTATGCGGAGTGTCTTCTGGGATTATGCCCATTATGGACTGCCAATCATATTTGTCCAAGTCTTTTCCTTTATATTTAGGCAACTTTCTACCAGGGTTCGCCTCTGCATATGATTTACCTATGCCTTTGACAGTTGTCACATAAGTTCCGTAGCCATAGGCTTGGGCACCCTCTCCCTCGCCCATGTGGCTATGGTCAAACCTGTCAAACTCCGAGCCACTACCATGCCACCCAGTCGAGAACCTCAAGCCACCATCTGCCTCAAGCTGCATGGTCTCTGCATTGAACACCTTGCCGCTTTCTCTTGGGAAGTCATACTCTACTTGTAGGTCGGCATGCTTGGGGTCGGCATTCCACTCGTCAATAACTTGGCGAGCCTCGCTGTCACTCATAATCTTCACTGGCATGAAGGCACCACTAATGTACCAACCCACGCGGTCAGCCTGTGAGGCCTTGGCATTGGCATTGGTGGCCTTCATGTAGAAACCATCAGTAGGGATATGTGTTGGGATGTCGTTGTCGGGGTTGCGCTGTGCCTCCTCGTTGTAGTCGATATCAGCACTTATCAATCCTTCCACCCACACAAAGCGGTCGTCACGCAGGTTTTTCTTGGCACCTTTGCCTATCTGTCGCATGGTGGGCAGACTGCCGGCATGCCAACCTGGACGCATCGAGAATGTGCTCACGCTGCCACTGCCGTTGATGCCCAGGTTCCAGTATCTACGGCTCTCACCACCGAAGCGACGCTGGCCTCTCTCTGTAGGCTCAATATAAACCCATCTTTGACCGTTGGGAGTGGATTCTATAACCTCCTTTGGAGGGTACTTCTGACCCTTCTTCAGCTTGATGTTGTTTTGCTTTACATATTCCTCCATGGTCATGCTGGTGCCGTTCTCGGTGTCAATCAAGTGAACACCAATTGGCAAGTCTACTAGCATGTCCATGTTAGGGCTGTCGGCATCATACCACACACCAAGTTCTATAGGCTCAGTGCCGTCAATGAACAATGGGTACAACTTTCCATCATCCCCCAGGCGCATCAGCTTGTATACTGGTATGGTCTTTTTAGGTTCTGGCTTCTCACGAACCGAGAACCTCAAGCCACCATCCACCTCAGGCTGTCGCTCTGTGCCAACCTCGTTAACCTCACTCGTCGAGAACAGCGGCTGCCCCTGCATCACGCTCTCCTTCATTTCGGGAGTGACATCTACCGAGTGCATGGTGCGGCCTGCTTCCTCTACGTTTGGAAGCTCAACAGTCCCCGTCTTCACGCCCCAACGTTTGCCGTACTTGTCCATGAACCTCGGCAGCATCTGGTCATAGAAGCCTTTCATGCCCTCGCCGCCGATGCGCAGGTCTTCACCTTCAAGCATGTCGCCATCCTCAAGGTTCATCATCCTCTCAGCAAGGTCTTTACCGACAACGTCACTCAATGGTTTGCCGTTGAACTCACTAAAAGACGAATCCTCAATGTTACCTTCCTTATTCACAACGAAAGTGTCCATATTGCGACCACTCAGTACAAAGCGCTTGCCATCAATCGATGGGTTATCCTCGCGCTCTATGCTGTCATACATTCTGCCAAGATTATATCTCTTCGTCTGCTGCTCGCCCGTAGTCCAAGCCACCTTATCAAAGCCTTCCTCGGCGGCTAGTCGCAGCATGCGCTTCATCGCCACTTCGTGCCAGTTCTTCTCAAAAGGAGCGGCAGGGACGCCACTACGGTTGTTGCCATTGGACAATTCTTTATATCGCTCAACCTCTTCAGGTGTAGCCACTCTCTTTAAGAGGTTGAAGAAATTAACAGGTCGTCTTCCTTCAAAGTACTTATCTTCCAATTGCTGCCTATAGGTTTCAAAATCCTTTTGCATGTCTGGATTCTTATACCCCTTCTCCCTCGCATCCTGATGCCTGTTGCTCTGTATCTCGTCAATCACAAGCACACGGTTGCCGTCTGCGTCAGTTGTCTCGCCGAAGCGAACCCACATCACAGCCTTTCCTTGGTTCTCGGGGCCAAAGTGGACCTCGTCATTCTCTTGGTAAGACTCCACATTTGGAACCACAAACGCTATCTCTCGCTTGTTCTCAAGGCCGTCAGTGGTGTAGTCAATGCGCGTACCGTTGATACTTCTCCCATTCTCACCATATTCCACCTCCTCCATCTGCACCGCATTGTCCCTCACGAACTGCAACACCTCGTCCTTGGTCAGGCTCTTGCCCTTGTTCTCGTCGAGCCAGGCACTCAAGCCCATCCACTTGTCCTCGCCAGACTTGATGCCGCCAACCTTCGTGAGCATCGCCTTCCACTGCTCGGCAGTAGCCTTGTTCTGCTTGATGTTCTCCACAGCACGCTCAGCATTCGAGTAGAAAGTGGGCGATGTCGAGAACAGCACATTCCCGCTATCCTGAGCCGCTTCCATAGTCACACGCTCACGGTCTCCTGCCAACTCGGGGTCATATTCCCTTACGTCAAGACCCTCCGACTCAAGCGCCTCTCTAATCTCCGAGTCTACATCATTGGGAACAACAGCAGCCTCAAACTCATTCAGCATCACAGGCCTCTCAAACTTAGTCTCGAAGTACTCAGTAGGCAGTTCGATGATGCGATTCTTGAAGTCTTGCAAATACTGCACTGTGGCGTCGCCAATCTCGAAGCCCAGTTCCTTGGCCTTGGCTTTCATGTCAGCCGAGGTGAGTACATCGGCAGCAGCCTCGCGGTCGCCACCAAACAAGTTGCTTATTGTAGAATCAAGTTCCTCGCTGTAGTCCTTCAGAATGGAGTCGATGTCGCTCTGGATACGGCCACGCTCTGCCCTTATCTGGTTCAGCGAGTTGAGGCGCGGGGTCAGTCTTGCCCTTACTCCACCAGGACCGAGCGAGAAGAACTTGCTCTCGCCACCGGCAAGACCCTGCTTCTTCATGGCTTTGCTCACACTCTCCAGGGTGATGGGCTTGTACTTGCTGCGGCCCTCTCTGTCACTGCCGGCATACATCTGCTCCTCTACACCAAGTTCGGCGAAGCGCTGTTCACGCCACTGGGTGTACTCGCTGCGCATGCCGTTCTTGTCAATGTATATCGATGCCGCCTGGCGGGTGGCCTCGGGATTGAAGCGGCTAGCCTCAACATATCGGGAGCACTCCTTCTCCAGGGTGGCGTGTGCGATGCCACGGTCAACGAACCCGGCAAAATCAAGATAGGCCTCATTCACCAGTTGGCGCCACTTGCGACGGCGCTCACGGAAGTCCTTCCAACTCTCACCATCCTCACGCGGTGCCTCCTGCTTCACAATGTCATCTATAATAATGTCGGTGATCTCCTGGCGCACCTCCTCGTTGGTGTCAAAGGCATCCATCAGGGCATTGATGTCACCATGGTAATGGCCAACAATCTCCCTGAACGGAGCGCTCACCTTGTTGTGGTCTTCTTGGTCCACGGCAGCACTCAACCCCTTCTCATGCAAGAAGGGATACACAAGGGCGTTGTCCTGTATGTCGAAGCCGTTCACCCAGTCGTTGAACTGCTCCGTGGTGTTGTACTCCATCTCTGGACGCATGCCAAGGCTCTTAATCCACTGGCTCAGCTTCTTCTCGCCACCCTTGCCGAGGCGACGGTGTACGGTCGGGAACCTCGGAGTGTAAGCGTCAGCGGTGAACGTGCCGGCATTCTTGCCTGTCTTCTTGTCAATGAGGTCGCGCCCAGGAATCAGCGAGATCTCACCGAAGTTGTTCAGCAACCCCTTCGTGGTGTCGACTACAGCCATACTTGGATTTGCCAAGCCACCAAGCCCGATGGCGCTCCTCAACTTCTCAGCAGTGATATTATGGATGCCCATCAGCACCTCGCGCTCCTCCTCACTAACCTCGGCAGGTGTGCTCGAGAACATCACCCCGCTGTCCTCGGCTTCCTCAGCCTCCTCAACAGTGGAAGCCTTCATGCGCTCCACCATCGACTCCTCGGCAGCAGTCAGCTTTATCTTACCATTCTGCACACCGGCAGTCAGGGCGGCATCATACTCGTCCATAATCTTCTTCAGAGGCTTATTGTAGTCGGCAGCGGCAAAGCCACTCTCAGTTCTTGTCGACAGCCTTTCAAACACCTTCTGCGCGATCTCGTCGGCAGTCTTGTCGTCGGCAACCGTGGTCACATGGAACTCCTTGTGGGTCTCGCGTGGGTCAACGAGGGAAGTCTCAAAGTTGTCACTGTCCACTGGGTCGAGCCACTGGTACTTGCCGTTGCGGTCATACATGCGGCGGTCGATGAGCAGTTTCCAATAACCTGGGTCATGAACAAAGTTGCCCTGGTTCTGCTTCTCCACATCCCCTGTCTTCCAATTGCCTGAGAACTTGGGCTTGTAGCCCATGCGGCGGCAGTACTCGACATAGCGCTTGCCGTTGATGTCGGCATCCTTTATGTCGGCTGGCTTGCCCTTCGCATCGGTCTCCTGCCAATATTCATATGGGTAGATATATGTGTTATCGCCACTGGTCATCTTCTGGCCAGGGGTCTTGCTCACTCTGTCATACACCTGCTTCAGGAACTCATCGGCCTCAATGATCCTGCGCGCCTCTTCCACATTGATGCGCTTGGGATGTTGGGCCTGCCACTCGGCATCCTCGGCATTGGCACTGCTGTCGCGCCAGTCTATCAGGCCATCGTGCAGCTCTATGGTGTGGACTGCTGGCTTGTAGGCTTTGTTGGCCTTGGTGCGTGCGTCGTCAATCTCCTTCTTTTCGGCCTTGCCTTCGGGGCTCTTTTTGTACTCGGGGCTCTTGGCCTTCCACGCCTCGTTGCGGGCATTGAGCTCGTCTACTGTGGCCTGCATATTGGTGACGATCTCAACGGCTTCCTGGTACTGCTCCTCAGTAGGCATCGCCTCAAAGATGCTTCCGTCAAATATCAACCCACGCAAAGCGCGGTACATGTATTGGCTCTCGGTAATTAAATCACCGTTGCTGTCCACCTCCATGCCGCTCTTCCACTTGTTCTGCTTGGCCCATTGGCGTCCCTCTTCCCATAGGTCACGCAGGCGCTGTGTAACCTCGGGCAGCTTCTTGGTGTCCTTGTTGCGGTCGAGCATGTTCTTCTCTTCCTGCATCACTGTGTAGTCCAGGCGCTCGGTCATGCGCTGACCTAGCACCTCGAGCATCTCGTTAAGGATATGGTTGTTCGCACCACTGGCATGCCATGGGATGATGAAGAACACGGCAGGGTCGGCCATGGCGGCACGCACATGTAGGTCGTTCATACCCACCAGGATGTTGCCGGCACGGTCAAGCTCCTTGTTGAGTTGGAACAGGCCTTTCTTCCTCTTGCCGTCGTGCTCGTTGCCGAAGGGATCTACACCCACGATGTCGTCATACACCAACACATACTTCTTGCCGTCCTCGGCTTGGTATACATGGGCGTCCTTGGCGGCAATGATGCGCTTGCGCTTCCTTGGCCTCTTGCCCACTCTGGGCTCGTTGACTACATCATATTTGTCTTTCTTGAGCCACAGCTCTCCATCACGCTCATAGCACTCGCTGTCCTTGACTTCTTCCCATCCGTTGTCCTTCGCCATGAGGCTTCCGTTAACGTAGGCTCCCATCTGGGCGGCGAGCTTGATGCCTTCAAGCTGTTTAGAGTAGGTCTGCATGGCGCCACCGAGCAACTGCAGCTGCATGATGTTGATGGCGATATCGGGGCTCAGGCGCTCGATGTTGTCGCTCCATGACCACATGCGCTGACCACCTCGCAAGGTCTGCTGTTGGGCATACTCCGAAGCAGCCTGGAAACGCTCGGTCGCTTTCTTCCTGAGCTTCTTCCTCTCCTTCTCGTTAGGTGCCTTGAGCACTTCCTCATACACGTTACTGTAGGTGTTCAGGTTGCTCTTGTTGATACCAAGGCCACTCACCACCTCGCCCAGGCGGTTGTCGCTCTCGAAGCTTATCTCCTTACCTGCAGCACTGCCGCCACTCTTGCGCAGGCGCTGAATGGCTGGGTAGTTCAATATGGTGTTAGAGGTCAAGCGCAGGTCAAGAGCGTTGATTCTGAAGTCGTCCATATCCTCGGGCTTCTTCGCGTCCTCACGCATCGACCACTTGCCGTCCTTCTCCTGGATGGCGAAGGTCTTGAACCAGTTGGTCAGCGACTGACGGGCAATGATGTTGACGGCTGCCTTATATTGGGCGTCGATAATCCTCAGCTCCTCGAGGATCTCTTTCTTGCGGGCCTCGCTGGTGAACTTGCTGGTGAGCAG